TTAAAGTATTTTATTTGCACCGATCAGAGCGAATTCTGCATCAAACAGATCGATGGCGATGGTAAAGGACTGCAGAAGATGCTGTGAATCACAGGAGATCTGTAAAACACTGGCAGAATCGGTCGCTTCCGATGCGTGCAGTTTTACCGCAATGGCTTCTTTTGCAAAATGATGGAACAGCGAGGATATATTTTTTCCAACCGTTAGGGGAAGAATTTGTTGGAAGTGATCGTAATTTAAGATCAGTTTGCCGACAGTGGATCCCGTCAGCCGGCTGGCCGCTTCAGTGACATAAAACAAATCAAGCCGGCGGATACGGTCATTCACGATAAAAGTCTGGTTGGAGGGAAATTCGGTGGGGAGCGGTGCACCGCTGAGCTCGTGGGAAAAACCCCGGTCGATTACGCAAAGGGGGATTCGATTATCCTTTGCGGTAGGCGCAGACGCAAATTTTCCTGCCGGTGTTAGGAGGTACCCAGGAACCGAAGACAGCGCCGTCCAGGGAATATAATAGGCAGAATCTCTTCTCCAGGCAGAAAGGGCTGTCATGTGGTCACTGTTTATATTTTTGGAGATATCAATGGATATCCCTTGGTCGATAGGTGTTAAAATGGGCGGCATTTGCTTGGAGGGAACACCGGTGGGAAACTCGCAAGGGGGATTTTCTGCTGCTCCACAGTCAAACAGCGGGGTGATCTGTATCGTGCTGCCGGTGCGTACAGAAAGTGTGAGGGTGATACTGCGGCGGCCAAACGTTTGCTCCGCCTGCCCGCAAAGGATGGTGTCATTTACGGAAAACTGCACATTACTGTCGTCAGAATAAAATACCAGGCGCAGGGTTTGGATTTTTTCGTCTTTGACCAGAACAGAAAGTGTTTTCCCGCAAACGGTATATTCTGCAAACGGCAGTGAGATCGCGGCCTGCGGCCATCGGTCATCCAAAGAGGGCGAAAGGCACAATTCGGTACCTGCTTTTTGAACACGGATGCCGAAAATGCCGGAAACAGCGGTATAGAGGAAAGACGCGCAGGGATTTCCAAACAGATAATTACATTCGCCTTTTCCCTCGTCATTGAGGCGCTCGGGCGAGCTGCCAGGAGACTCGGTAAATACTGTTGCGCCGCGGGCTGCAGCGTGCATCAGGGATAGAGCTAAGTTTTTATCACCGATTTTACAAAAAGCCCGGGCGGTTTCTGCCATTTGTGTGGGCATTACGTTGTTGTTGCCAAAAATGTCGGGCTTTAAATCACCTACGCGCATAAGAAGCTCACCGGTTTCAGCAGAACGGAACAGGAGCGTTTCCTTTAAATGCTTTAGGCCGCCTAATGAATATTTTTCTTCAAAATTTCCATAGAGAGCGGGAAAGATCAAATCGGTATAGTAATGTGCACTATGACGGATCCCTTGAAGATCCAGATGACTGTAAAAATATCCAGCCTCCTCGTTCCAAAGTTTTTGTTTGACGGCGGATTTCATTTCGTCGGACCGTTTTGAAAATACGGCGGCATCTTCTTGCTTGCCAATCAATTTGGCCAAATAAGCCAATTTATCCAGCATAGCGGCGAGCATAACGGAGGGGGAAACGGCGTCTCCCGGCAACTGCAGGTGATCTGCTTGATATAAGAAGGCATTGCACCCATATCGCCAGCCGATCAAACCCGTTTGATTGATATCGCAGGCTGAAAAGAGATCGTCTATGATAGGGGTCAAGCGGTCATAAACGGTTTCGATAACGGAGAGATCGCCGGTAGCTTCGGTATACTGCCATAATTCATATAAATAGTAGGGGATGCCCTCAAAATGAAGAGTACGTTTTTTTGTATGAGGGTAAACCTCTTCGTTTGCGTTTTTTCCGGCCGCGGTGGTACAGGAATATCCTTCATCCAGCAATCCGAAAAAGAGCAGCGCTTTTTTGGCATATTCATACTGACCCAAGGCGATCGCGGCGGAAATCTGAAAATTATTTGTCCAATAACAGTTCCACCAGTGACCGCCTTCAAACCAAGCGTCTTGAATATGAATATAATCTAAATTTAAAATGCTGTGCCGGATGGCAGCATTCAGTAAGGGCGAAGGCGTACTGACACGGCAACTTTGCAGTAGCCGGTCTGCATATTGCTCCATTTGAGTAAAATCTTTTTTGCATGCTGACAGCGGAAGCACTGCTTTTTCCGGTATGTTGTCTAAGCTGTGAAAAATTAAAAAGTTTGCGGTGCTTTCTTCTGCACTGTTAAAAGAAAACTGTATGCGTCCTTTTTGAATTTGTGCTTTTCCGAACCCGTTGGCAAAATTTACATAGACCTTTTCTGTGGAGAACGGAGAGTTTTCTATTGCCGGGGCAAGAAGAAAGTGGCCTTCGGAGAGCTGTGTTGCTTGGGAGGGAATTTCAGCACTGTCAGGCTGAATAAAGCAAGGATCGAGCGGCCGGGTGCCGAGCTTCAGGCCGCCGAAGCTCAGTTCGGCTTTAGGAAGAACTGCTGTTTTTTCAAGAGCTTCTACCGAGAGAGAACCGCAGATCGCACTGCCGTCGAAAATAGAAACGTTTAGCCGCACCTGCAGACCGGGAAGCTTTTCGCTTGTTCCGATCCACTCGGTTGCAAAGGGATGAAAGGAAGCGGTGATTTCATCAAAGTCATGGAAGAATAACTCCTGTCCCTGATGGCAGAAACGAATATACATATCGCCGAAAATCAGGAACGGGGGATCTATGGCATTATCCGGATGTGTGGAAGCAAAGGCAAAAAGAGGAAGATCGCCGGTTATCAAAAGGGATCCTTCATGCCGTACGCCGCGGTTGAAAACCTGTATTTTTTTGCAGCGTGTTGTTTCACTTCGGTGATTTTGCCGGTTGATTTCAGGCGCCGGATACTTTTTTCCGCATCGGATCGAAAGTGTTAGCTCATCCTGTGAAAGTGCATAGAGACTGTCTTGCTGAAAAGCATGCATAAAGAAATCCATCCTTTCTTTTTATAAAAACCGGCTGACGGCACCGGGCAATAGAATAAAAAAGAATAGTTTTTATGTTAAAAGAATCCTTTCCTCCTGTGCGGATACAGCATACCGGGAAAACTTCTTTATCGGGAGGCATAACGATGTGCTGCGTATTTACGGTGGGATGAGAAATTACGCAAAAACACAGAAAAAATAAACCGGAGTAAAGATATTACCCCGGTTTGGTGGAGATAGGCGGAACTATTACGGTACTTTTTTTATTATTTTCTTGGTTACGTTTGTATCCGAATATCCCAGTATTTACGGGGGTTTTTGGCGTTTTTGGGGCTGTAATTAAACGATGCCAAAAATCTTCGTTTTGACTTGTTCATGCAAAATTCATGCAAAAATCAGACTAAATATTTTCTAAAATTTTGATTGCCCGCTCCTCTTCACGGGGGTATAAATGCGCATAAGTTGACCAGGTAATTTCCACATTTGAATGGCCCAATCGGCGTGCGATTTCCTGAATATTGATTCCTTCGTTTATTAACAATGTAGCGTGCGTGTGTCGAAAATCGTGGACACGTATATGCGGCAGACCTGCGGCATTGGCAATCTTAATGTTTGCGTTGGATATGCCGGTATCTGAAAGGCATTTGATGCCGCCGCAAACCCTGAAATCGTCCGAAAAAGTCCTTTCCTGCCTTTGCCTTTGTTTGTGTTCGGCAAGAATGGTTAAAAGCTGCTTTGGCGCCTGTAAATCCCTGTACGACGATTTATTTTTAGGCGGCGTTTCCACAACCGGCTTTCCTTTAGCTTTTTGGTTTACACTGCGGTGCACATGGATAATATTATTTTCAACGTCAGACCATTTCAGCGCGTTGATTTCTCCCTTGCGCATACCGGTGTAAAACGCGATATTAAAAAACACATAGTATCCGTATTCATACAGGGAATGGCAATGATTGTGTGCCTCGTCGATAAACTGCTTGAATTGCTCGACAGTATAATAGTGCAATTTGTCCTGCGGCTTGGAGAAATCCTCCGTATCTTTAAACGCACCGATGATTATAAGCGGATTGCGAGTAATATATTCCATTTTAACGGCATAATTGAGCATAGTGCGAAGCTCGGTGAAGATATTGTTTTTTGTTTTAACGGCTAAATCATACGCGGCAATAATATTTTTCCATTGCTGCAACCGTTTGGAGTTTAAGTCCTGAAGCTTTATTTCTCCGATATGGGGCAGAACGTGACATTTAAGAATGCGAATTGATTTATCCAGTGTAGATTCACGCACATCATGTCTTTTTGCTTCCGTGTATTCGGCAAACAGTTCATTTATCGTTATAGACGCATCCGGCACGGTTTGGGCGATTTGCAGCTGCATCCGGCGTTCCAGATCGGCGGCCTCGGCGGCACCGTATATTGTTTTGGTTTTCTGCCGGTATTGGCCGGTTCTGTCGGTATAGTTTACGATCACCCGGTATTGCTGCTTACCGTCTTTTTTCTTGTTTTGCTTGTAAATTGGCATAAAAATACCGCCTTTCTTTTTTTGTTGATAAAAAAGGCGACATGTAGTATAATAACACAAAGCCATATCGCCTGTGGTAGGGGGATTTGGTTCCAAGCTCTCTTTGGTGTTGGTAGCGCCGAAGAGAGCGTTTTTTTATTTTTTATCATTTGCGCGAGACCACGAAAATGTTATTTTAATATCACTAAGCATTTTTAATATGTATTGATAAGATTCAAAACATTTAGCTTTAACTTTATTTCATTAGACAAAAGATCTGCATCGAAATCTTTTGATTGAAAAATAATATTGTTGTATGTTTTTTCTGTTCTTTTCTTAGAGGCTATCAGGAGAATAGGTTGTATTGGATAAACAGCAATTTTGCGAATATCTTCTTCCAATGCGGTGTTAGGAACAAAGTAATTTTCAGAGCGTATAAATCCCATGACAACATTCGTATTTCCAATTAATTTTTCTGTTTTTAATTTTAAACTATATCCGTCAAAGTCTCCAATCATTTTTGCATTTTTAGGTAAATTTATTAATCGTTCTAAAATTCGCAATTTAATTTTAGTGAATCCATCTGGTCTAAATTCTACTTTTTTAGAATCAATATTTTTACTTAAACATAAATGAAAAAATTCATTTGCTTTATATGTAGTTTTTACTCCTGTTAAATGCATATAATTCGAAGCGTTAAATAAAACCTCAAATGAATTTTCTTTAGTAGCAAAAAGAAAATTTTTATTACAAAGATTTTTCTTGTATAAAATAGCGCAATCGGTGATTATTTTTATAATATCGTTTGTGTTCATAAAAAATCCTTTCAAAAAAAAGAGTGACAATGAATAAACACTGTCACTCCGCCTGATTTTTTCGTTGCCCGCCAACAGTCAGCCCATATGTCTGACATTTATCACGAGTTTTTCCGTTGCTCGCCAACCATCGGCCCATATGTCCGACACTTATTACGGGTTTTTAAGGTGTCAGTTCACCTTACGCCCAAAGTATAACACTTGGGCATATTAAAGTCAAGAAAATTTTTTTAAAATTAACATGACTTCACTTTTATTATATGCTATTAAGCATATAATATTCTATTTAAGTGACATTTATTCAATTATATTTTTAAAAATTATATATTTGTTTTCATTCAACATCTCTTAGCAGAAGCTTGGGGACTCTCTGCATTGTGCATCACGCAATTTCCTTTTTAAAATAAATCCACATAGCTTTTTTTATCATATCTATTGGAACATCAAATTGTTCGGCAAGATCCCATGCGGTAATATCATCGTGCATAGCATTTTCCAATTCTTCTTTAGAGATTAACATTTCTATTGCGCATTTATTTGCACGGTATTCCATACGCTTAATATTTATAGGAGAATCGAGATCGGTATAATATGCATTTGTTCTTACGTGAGCAAGTTCATGAGCGAAAACAAGACGTTCTTTATATTCGCTTTTAAATATTTTTTGATCTATTCCGATGACCTTGATTCCGTTATAATCCATTGATATCGCCTCGGAGGCTGTGCAGTTAATCGAATGCGTTTTTACGCCCAGTGTTGCAGCCAAGGCATATAATTCATTTATATTCATAGACGATCCGCCCTTTCATTAACAATAGCATAGCAGAAGGTCAGTCCAATAAAACGGACAATCAATTATTTTTTGTATTTTGATTTAACAAATTTGGCAAATTCTTTTACCTCGTCCAGCATTTCATCTGTTATTCCGTCTTTGCTGTTGAAAAGGGCAAATTTGATGTCGTCGTCTGTTGCATTGTTTGAAGAAGATTTTCCATGTAAATAGTCCATAGATACATTAAAAAAATCAGCTATAGATTCCAAAATTTCAAAGTCGGGTTCTCGATCTCCACGTTCATACATGCTAATTGTGCTGAATGCAAGGCCAAGCTTATCTGCTAATTGTTTTTGAGTTAGTCCTTTTTCTTTTCTTAATAAACGTAGTTTGTTTCCAAAGTTAGACATAATATACCCACCCTTCAAAATCAATTATATTTACACAACGTGAAACTGTCAAGAAAAATTTTTACGAAATGTGAAAAAAACTCTTGACAAAGTCATTAAGTAAGAGTATCATATAATTGAAATTGCACGAAATGTGAAAAAACGAGGTGAGAATATGATATTGGATGGTAATGTAATAGGGAAAAAATTGATTGCACTTAGAGGTGGCAAAACGCAAGAAGAGGTGGCAAAAGCGATAGGTGTCAGTGTATCAGCTTTATCAATGTATGAGCAGGGAAATCGAATTCCGCGGGATGAGGTAAAAATGAAACTTTCTGATTATTATAAAATCAGCGTTGAAAGTCTTTTTTTTAAAAACTAATTGCACAAATCGTGCAATCAAAAAATCAAGCAAAAAGAAAGGATGAAATCAATATGAAAGTTGAACTTGATCGGAGCGAGGTATGCAAGGTGTTGTTAGCGTTGACTGCTTCTGGCCAAGCAAGTAACAACGCAGGTTTTTTTGCCATACATGACAAATTAAAAAAACAGCTTGCAGAGTGGGACGAAAGGCATACAGATAACAGGCACAGATAATTTAAAAATCAAGTAAAAAGAAAGGAGACGCACCAGTGGCAACAGTTTTATGTATAGTATTGCTTTTAATATTAGTAATTCTATATCTCAAAGCCAAACTGATGAATTATATCTTTGCGATGTGGATGGTAGAAAACAACTTTCCGACACCGGAGAAAGAAGATGCGGAAAGGTTGGCAAAAAAGGTATTAGACCGGTGGGTTAAAAGAGGATAAACCAAGTTGCTGGGTGATGATATTGGTAAGGACTTGGGATGCAACAGTTGAAACAAAAGAAATAGATACTGATGAAAATTTTGATAGCGCTTTTTTAGTCAGGCTCCATACCTGGTTATCGCGAATAGTATCTAAAAATTTATGACCGTCCCAAGTAATATCCATTACGGAAATCTCCACAAAACCGGTTATATCGCAACAAATTTCAGCTTTAATATAACCAGCTTCATTTAGTTTTTGAAGAGTGTAAACAATATCATCTTTAGAAAAGCCATCAATCATAAGGTCATTTAATTCAAGGTTTTCATAGCAATCTAAATTTTCTTCAAGATGCAGCAAAAGTTGTCTTATACAATCATGGTTTAATTTCAAAACAATCAATCCTTTCTTTGCCATATATAGCAAAGAAATAATAGCACAAAAGAATTTAAAGATCAAGCAAAAAGAAAGGAGGACGTTTGATGCGGGAAAAAGAGGGTTATCGAGAAACTGTTGAAATACTGATGGATAAAAACGGAGGAAAAGTATTTGCGGACGATACGCAGTGGATGAAGATATTAGGGTTAAGCCGACAATCTTTAAATGATATATGTGGCAAACGTACAAAAAAAACGAAATTACGCAGTGTTTTTGAAATAGCGAAGACGATATTGTGAATGGACAATAAGGAGGGAGAAGCATGTGGAACAAAAGGCACGCACTGAATTATCGGTTTAGAATCCGAGGGCGGAAATGTCAAATATACTTTGGCTCGCCGCTGTGGTGTATCACAACTGTATTGGCGGTATTGGGGATATTCGGGGCGTTTGTGACGTGGTATGTTGGGGTAGTGGCTATATGTACGGTAATAGGGTAAAAGAAGGCCGCCGCAGACCGGGAAGTCAAAGAGCGGCGGAAAAATCTAAACCATACTTAGTATAAATGAAACGGGAGGAAAAGTCAAGTGTATCGGTGCAGTGAATGCGGATATGAATTTGAAGTGCCGCAGGGATATCACGAATACTATACAGAGAGCATAGCCAAGTGGGAAGAAGGCTGTCCGGATTGCAAAAGCACGGAGTATGACGAACTAAAACGGTGCAGCCGGTGCGGAGAGATTGTCCCGGAAAGTAAATTGACGGAAGGAATGTGCCCCGCGTGCGAAAAGGAGATACAGGAAAAGGTGAGCAGTTTCTTCCGGCAGTTTAATGAAGAGGAAATCAACTACATATATGAATCGGGGATATTGGAGGGGAAATAAGTGACGTTTGAAGAATTGCAGAAAGCGAATAAAACGATTGTAACGGTGGATGTAAAGGGAAAACAGTATGCGGAGGTAAACCAGCGCATTAAGGCGTTCCGGCAGCTGTATCCGTGCGGAGGAATTGAAACGGAAATTCGTTCATGCGAAAACGGCATCGTGATCATGACGGCAACGGTTCGGGACGATGAAGGAAAGATCCTGGGAACGGGGACGGCTTGCGAGAAGGAATCGAGCAGCTACATAAATAAGACAAGCTATATTGAGAATTGCGAAACAAGCGCAGTAGGGCGTGCACTGGGAATGTGCGGAATCGGGATCGATACATCGGTAGCCAGCGCGGAAGAGGTAGCCAATGCCATTAAGAATCAGGAAACAGAGGACGAGCCGGACGTATTCGAGGAAAAGGCGACAAAGGAACAATGCAAGCGCATTTGTGATCTTGCAAAACAGCTGTGGGATACAGGAGCAAAGGAACAGCTGAAAGTATACATGAAGCCGTTCGGAGCGGAAAAGACGTCTGAATTAAAGACTTTGGACGCAGACAGGCTGATCCTGCAATTGGAGCAGTTATGACTACGGTAACATTTGAGAAAGCGAAATGGCAGCAGGACGCGGAGGGCTGCTGGCTGAGCGTGAAGGTCAAGGATAAGCGGACAGCAGGACAGGCTTGCCAGAGCATAGAAGAAAAGAAAGCAAACGTATTGAGCTTTGAACGGGAGTACGAAAAGAGAACAAACGATGCCAACCGCTACTGCTGGACGCTGCTTGAAAAGCTCGCAAGAGAACTGGAAATCCCGAAAGAAGAGATTTACCGGGAACAGATAAAGGACATTCCGCAAAAGCCGTCAAAAGTGCTTGTAAAGACGGAAGATGTTGAGGAAGAGATAAAGGTGTGGGAAAAAGGCGGTCTTGGCTGGTATGCGGATGTTATGGGAGAATCCAAAGAACATAAGGGGTACACATGGATTGACCGCTTTAAAGGCTCTTCAAGCTTTGATAAAAAGCAAATGTCGCTGCTGATCGATAACATCATCTGTGAGTGCAAGGAATTTGATATAGAAACAAGAACGCCGGAACAGATAGCGAAGATGATTAGCCTGTGGGGAGAAAAGGAATGAGGGAAGCATGGGAAGAAAAGGAATGTTTCCTTTGCGGCCGGAACGGAAACGGAGACCCGTTGGACAGGCACCACATATTTAACGGAGCCAACCGAAAGAAAAGCGAAAAGTACGGAGCGGTGGTATATCTTTGCCATAATAGATGTCATATCTTTGGAAAAGACAGCGTGCATGGAAATGCGCGAATAGATAGAGAAGTGAAGCAATACGGACAAAAAATGCTGATGCAAAAGAATGGATGGACGATCGAAGAGTTTATACAAATCTTCGGAAAGAATTATTTATAGGAGATGAAAGCAAATGAACAGAGCAATGCTTATAGGCCGGCTGACAAAAGAGCCGGAATTGCGGGCGACAGGAAGCGGAATCAGCGTGTGCACATTTACGCTGGCGGTAGAGCGCAGATTTAAGCAGGAAGGTCAGCAGCAAGCGGATTTCATTCCGATTGTGGTATGGCGGGCTCAAGCTGAAAGCTGCGCGAAATATCTGCATAAAGGCAGTCAGGCAGCTGTGTGCGGTTCAGTTCAAACAAGATCTTATGACGCTCCGGACGGATCTAAACGGTATGTGACTGAAATTGTGGCCGACGAGGTACAATTCCTTGGAAAGTCTGATTCGGGTGATAACGATGGCGCCGCCCGAATGGTAAGTACTCCGTTCAGAGAAGAAATGCAGTCGGCGGAAGAAGACGAATTACCGTTTTAAGGGGGAGAAGAGATGAATATTGTTGACTACATCCCGTATGGACATGAGAATGCCATATCACGGCTGAAATTGAAAAGATTATCCGGGAAGGATGATCGAGCAATGAGGGTAGAGATAGCGAAAAAGCGGATAGAGGAGAAGATCCCGATAGTCAATCTTTCAGACGGAAACGGATATTTTATTGCAACAAAGGAAGGAAAGCAATTCCTTGAACGCTATGTAAAGCAGGAAGAAAAGCGAAGCAAAGAAGCGGCGAAAAACGCAAAAGCCTGTAAAAAGATACTGAAAGAGTGGGAAGAAGAGAATGGGTGAAAATAAAGGTTTTATCGTATATCATTCATATAGAGAATGCTTTGAGGATTTGAGCGATGAAGAGGTTGGAATCTTGTTTAAAGCAATGCTTTCCTACAGCGAAACAGGAGAGATGCCGGAGATGCCGAAGCCGTTAAAAGTAGCGTTTCGCTTTATCAAACAGCAGATGGATGCGAATAAAGAAAAATATATCGAAAAATGCAATAAACGTTCGGAAGCAGGGGCTAAGGGCGGAAGACCAAGGAAAGAAACACAAGAAGAAAAAGCAAATGGTTTTTCTGAAGATGAATTAAAAGCAAAAAAAGCAAATGGTTTTTCTGAAAAGCAAACAAAAGCAAAAAAAGCAGATAAAGAAGAAGATAAAGAAGAAGATAAAGATTTATTACCTAACGGTAATAAAAAAGAAAGTAAGAAAGAAAGCGGGAGTTTTGACGCGATTCTACGGGAATATACCGAGGATGAAGAAACACTTTCTCTTTTGGGTGAATGGCTGAAAGTGCGGAAAGCAAAGCGAGCGGCCATGACGGACTATGCGATTCGACTGAATATCGACAAGCTTAATACAATGGCGCAGGAGAGCCATATGGGCGTAAAGGAATACCTGAAAGAGGTTATCTGCCGGGGCTGGCAGGCTTTTTACCCAATCAATCAGTTTGAAAAAAAGGGAAAGCCGCCGAATGTTGATTACAGCCATGTAAAGGGGGTAATAAATCTATGACTTTGACAGAGAAGCAGTGCAGGAGATTGAATGAAGCCGAGGGCGATTTGCAGAAGCAAGACGGAATAGAATGCAAGGTATGCCGGAATAAAGGCGAGGTGTACTTTGTTCGGGATGAAAAGTATTTGACGGTAAAAGAGTGCGAGTGCATGAAGCGCCGCAGAACGATTAAACGAGCGATGAAGAGCGGCCTGTTTGAAGCGCTCAAGGAATGTAAGCTTGAGAATTTTGAGACGCCGGAAGCGTGGCAAATGGAGATGAAGAGCAAGGCGTACAGCTTCTGCACGGACGAAAATGCAAAGTGGTTTTACATAGGCGGTCAGCCAGGCTGCGGCAAGACGTTCATCTGTACGGCTATTTGCGGAAAGCTTATCAAGCAGGGCAAGGAATGCCGGTATATGCTGTGGCGGGATGAGGTCGTGAAGCTGAAAGCAAGTGTGACGGATACGGAATACCAAAAAGTAATGGACGAGCTGAAATCGGCAGAGGTTCTGTATATCGATGATTTTCTGAAAACAACAAACGGAGGGGAGCCAACGCAGGGCGATATGAACATCGCGTTTGAACTGCTGAACCACAGAATGCTGGACAAGAGCAAGCGCACGATCCTGTCAAGCGAGTACCCGATACAGGAGGCGCTGCGGTTTGATGAGGCGACGATCAGCCGGATATTTGAGCGTGCCGGTGTATACAAGATAAGCATCGGGCGGGATATATCGAAAAACTACAGAATGAGGGAACAGGGATGAAAATCAAAACAGAGCTGTATAACGATCATTTTCAAAATTTCAAACGGTACAACATCCCTAAAGCGCAGCTTGTGATTGCAGATATCCCGTATAATCTTGGGAAAAACGCATACGCTTCCAATCCGGAATGGTATATTGGCGGGGATAACAGGAACGGGGAGAGTAAAAAAGCGGGGAAGCAGTTTTTTAACACGGACTGCAATTTCAATATCGCGGAGTATTTCCATTTCTGCAATAGATTGCTGAAAAAAGAGCCAGAGGAAACGGGACAGGCGCCTGCGATGATCGTGTTCTGTTCGTTTGAGCAGATCCCAATGGTGATTCAGTACGGAGAGAAGTACGGATTTAAGCATAACATCCCGTTAACGTTTATCAAACACTATAGCGCACAGGTGTTAAAAGCCAATATGCGTGTGGTGGGAGCAACGGAACATGCAATTGTATTGTACCGGGAGAAGCTGCCGAAATTCAATAACCGCGGACGCATGATATTCAACTGGTTTGAATGGCCGCAGGATAGCAAGAAAAAATATCCCAAGATTCATCCGACGCAGAAGCCGGTCATGTTGTTAAAGCGTTTGATAGAAATATTCACGGACGAGGGGGATGTGGTGATCGATCCGGTGGCGGGAAGTGGAGCGACATTGAGAGCGGCGGCAGAATTAAGGCGAAACAGTTATGGCTTTGAAATTGTAAAGGAATTTTACAGGAGGGCAAAGGAAGAAATGCTGGATATTCCGGAGGACAGGCAATACAGCATGGAATTGGAGGTAACGGGATGAAATACCACGCGAAAAAGACGGAACTGGATGGAATCACCTTTGATTCTAAGAAAGAAGCAAATCGGTATGCGGAATTGAAGCTGCTGGAACGTTCCGGGGCGATACATAACCTACAGCGGCAGGTACGATACGAGCTGATACCGGCGCAGAAGAAGGACGGAAAGACAATAGAGCGGGCGTGCCATTACATCGCGGACTTTGTGTATGAGGATAGCGGAAAAACCGTGGTGGAGGATGTAAAGGGATACAGGACAAAAGAATATGTGCTAAAGCGGAAGTTAATGTTGCAGGTGCACGGCATAGAGGTGCGGGAGGTATGAAAATGAGATATGTTGCAAGTTGCTCTTTTGGTAAGGATAGTCTTGCAATGGTTTTATTACTGCTTGAAAAACAATATCCGCTTGATGGGGTTGTGTTTTATGATACGGGAATGGAATTCGATGCAATCTATCATAACAGAGACATGGTTCTTCCAATTTTGCAGGAAAATGGAGTTTCTTATGTCGAACTGCATCCAACTAATTCTTTTGAGTATGATATGCTTCATCGGCCTATTCGGTCTAAGCAAAAAGGAGATCATAACGGGTATGGCTGGTGTGGAGGCGTGTGCAGATGGGGGACTACTTTAAAAACAAAGGCTATTGATCAATATACAGCTGGGGCTGAAACAGTATACATAGGTATAGCCATTGACGAATCAGAAAGACTCGATCGGCTTATAAAGCCGAAAAAATCACCTCTTGCCGAATGGGGAATGACTGAAAAGAATTGCCTTGAATATTGCTATTCAAAAGGTTTCACATGGGACGAAAACGGCATTGAGTTGTATTCTATCCTTGATCGTGTTTCTTGTTGGTGCTGTTCTAACAAAAATCGTAAGGAATTAAAAAATATATATAAATATCTGCCCAAATACTGGGACGGGTTAAAAGAATTGCAAAGTAAAATTGACAGACCAATGAAAAGATTTTGCAATAAAAAATACGGTAATTATGGGAATGTTTTTGATATGGAAAAAGTTTTTTTTCAGGAGGAAAGCAATGACAAACTATGAACGAATCAAGGGAATGAGCGTGGAGGGAATGGCTGATTTGCTTGATAGCTTTAGGCAATGCTCAAACTGTAGACGGAATGGGAATAATTGTTTTCCTACGTTTCGTACAAAAGAATGGCTGGAAAGTGAGGCAGAAAGTAATGAGTAAAGCAGTAATGATAAGCGTAAAACCGAAATGGTGCGAGCTGATAGCAAATGGTAAAAAGACAATAGAGGTACGGAAGAGCAGGCCGAAGATAGAAACGCCGTTTAAGTGCTATATCTATTGTACTAAAGGAGATTATCCGATATTTAATTTGAGAAAAATTACAACAGAAAGCAATCCGTATCATCTTACCTTTTATAATCAAAAAGTCATAGGAGAGTTCGTGTGTAATGATATAAGTAAGTTTACCGCTGAATTTACGGACGGTAAAACTTATGAAGATATTAGATATTGCTACTTTGATGAATGCGAGGAAGAACAAGAAATGATAGTTGTTTCAAATGAATGGGACAATCCTAACGATAGTTGGATATGCAAAGAAAGTGGTTTGTCGTTCGATGAATTTAAAAAATATATCGGAATAAATTTTCACGATATTCCGTTTTATGCTTGGCACATATCAGACCTAAAAATCTATGATAAGCCGAAAGAGTTGAGCCAGTTTAAGAAAATAAACCGTGATTGTTGGTATGCAGATTTAGGACTTGCAAAAAGAGATTGGCACGAATGTAAAAACGCTGATTGTTTTTTTAAAAGACCACCACAAAGCTGGTGCTATGTTGAAATGGAGGCAGAAAGCAATGGCTGAATACATAGATAAAGAAGTACTAATTGCAAACCTTGAAGAACGATACTGCAAACCTTGTGAATCAGAAAAGAAAGATTATAATCACACAAAATGCAGGGTGTGCTGGGTTGATGATCTTATCGGAGAAATTGATAGTGCACCCGCTGCCGACGTTGCGCCGGTGATGCATGGAGAGTGGGAATATATCGGTACGGATAAAATGGGAAATGTATTTAGGTGCTCAAACTGTGCAAACAGAATAGGATTAGACAAAGAAACAGATTATTGCCCGAATTGCGGGGCGCAGATGGACGGAGGGAAAGCAAAATGAAATGTAAATACTATGATGATTTTACCGGAATTTGCTGTAACGGAGATTGCCGATCATACTGCGCGGATGATTGCATTTACGAAAAGCAGGAGGAGTGCGGATATTTTCAAAGCGATGATGTAAATATGAAAGAAGATGTAAATATGAAAGAAGATGAACAGGACGATTAAAAGGAAAAAGAAATGCTATGCCCGTGGACAGAGTATGCAGTATTGCGACGGATGCAAAAGGAAAGGAACAAAATGCCCGTATCGGGATAAATACCGAGAGTTAAGGCACACAAAGAAAGGAGAAAAGCTATATGGAGAAAAATATGAAGCATAAAGCAGTAAGAGTTGATAATTTAATGTATAAGGGCTGTGAACCACATTGGGAATGTGTTAATTGTGGAGAAGTCGTCCCATTCCATTGTTATACAAAAGCAGAATTTGAAAGCCGTTGTTGTAATTGTCATAAGATAAATTGTAAGGAGTGTGAGCAATGCCAACAGGAACACAGGCAACAGTGAAGGTATATAAAAAATGCTGTATTGTATGCGGCAGGGAGTTTGAAACGGAGCGGCACAACGTGCGCTGCTGCTCTGAGGAGTGTAAGAGGAAGAGAAGCACAGAAGTTAAGAATGCGTGGAAGGCTACACATCAGACGAGAAAAAGCACGTTGGATCAGACGATCCGAGAATTAAACGAATATAACCGGGTGCATGGCACGCATTTAACGTATGGAAAATACAAGGCGATGAAATTTATGGAGGCGAGAGGGTGAAATATTATTGCACAGCGGAGTTCTGTGTTTGGAGGTTCAGGGAGGGGGAACGGTTTGCCTGTATGTTCCCCGGAGATATCTGCCCTAAAGGAAAATGTATTAGCAGAGAAAAAGAAACGGAAGAGCAGGAGGAGGACAAGCCATGAATACAGCGGTAACGATAACAGCGATTATATGTATAACCTTAATTGCGATGTCACTTATAGGAAAGAAGCGGTGATGAAATGACAAAAGCAGATCTAAAATCTTACAAGGCGCTGTGCAAAGAGCGGGACAGGCTGGCCGAACTCATAGCCGGCCTGGAAGCAGCGCTATACGGCCCCAAGTTGCCGACGCTTGATGGAATGCCGCGAAGCAATCCAGTGGAAGGCAGCAGGCTGGAAAAACTGGTACATAAACACATACACCTGCAGCAGCTCTATCAAAAAAAGGTTGCTGAGCTGGATAAGCGTATGGCATATATTGAGGAATGTATTGAGCCACTGGAGCCCACTGAACGCACGCTTATTCGCTTGCACTATTTTCAAGGGATGCCTTGGGAAGAGGTAGCTGTTAAAATGAACTATAGCTGGCGGCATGTGCATCGCATCCACAGCCGAATTATTCAAAAGCTACAGGCGTAGTTTAAGAGTTGGTTTGAGAATAGTGTGATTCCATAGAGGACCAAAAAAGCCAGCTCCCCATTATTGAGGAGCTGGCTATTATTTGATTATCGGTCAGTAATTTGGAGTTCACGTTTTAGGGCATCTTGCAGAGCATGGGAAAAGTTAATATTTGCTTTCTCCGCTTCGTAGCAAAGCCAACCAGGAATCGTACAATTTTTCTTTACCGCGCGCATTTCGTGACGACGTCGATAGTCGGCAAAGTCAACATCAACAAGTGATACAATCTCGTTATTTTCAGTTTTGATACTTTCAAGTGAGCTCGGAGTGGGCAAAACTTTTTTGTCGTCCTCCATATCAATGCCCATTAAGCCGATAGCGTCTCTTGCCATTTCTATTGCTTCCGTTAGATCTTTTCCCTGAGTATTAATATCAAAATCAGGGATATAAACGGTAAATCCTTTTTTCTCCGGTATCAGTAAAATAGGATATGAATTTTTCATAATTAGTTACCTCCAATAAAATAGTTATATATATAAAAGCTTGGGCGGAGTAGGGCTTATTTCAGCCCTCTCCTTTTTATTATTGCCCTTGCAAGGTTTTCGTTAATCTCTTTGTGCCTTGGTATTGTTTCACTCTCCTTTCCGTTGGTGTAGATGTCATGCGCTCCTCCGTTTCGTTTTAAGTACCAACCGTTGCTTTCAAACTTTTTTATGAGCTCTGTTCTTTTCGTTTTTCCCACCTCCTATTTACATTATATATTATACGTACTTTATACGTATTTGTCAAGTGGCTTTTTTAAAATTATTTGATTAATATATTGACTTTTGGTGTAATTTGTAATATTATACTACAAAGTAAAATTTAGGGGGTAATATTATGCAATGTCCCAAATGTGGCAGTTCTGATTTACAGGCAATTAGTGATGTAAAGGGTAAGGGTGTAAGGCTTTGGAAATTATGTCTATGCGGCCTTTTAGGCCTATGTGGTGCAGGAAAAACAAAAACAGAACATTATTGGGTATGCAAATCATGTGGACATAAATTTAAAATGTAATGAATAATGATCAAAAACTGTGGTTATGGCTTAAGCTAATGAAGATAGGCCATGATATTTGGGGATGCCATCAAATTGAAAAACGGAGTTTCTTTTTTAAAGGTTATCAGTTCCCAATCTGTGCAAGATGTACTGGATTATTGGTAGGGTATTTTGTTGCATGTATTGCATGCATATGGAATGTAATTCCAGAATGGTATTGGTGCTTTTGTTTGTTGCTGCCTATGGCGGTGGATGGTATAGTGCAGTTAAAAACTAAATATGAATCTAATAATTTAAAACGTGTGATAACAGGATGTATTGCAGGATATGGATTTATAGGATTAATATATAATATAATTGATATTATTATTCACAGTTAAAACATGTCATGGTATGTCAGGGTATTTTATGTTATAATGGTAAAGTAAAGATCTGGGCTGAAAGGTTGACAGGTCTTTTTTTATGCCGGCATAATAATAGTAAAGCGGGCGCAGGTGGGTGGGCGGGGACCTTTAAAAGGAGTGCCACGAGTGACCCAGAAACAATTTTATAAAAGCAAAGCATGGCTCCGAGCCCGGCAGGCATATATCAATTATAGGATGGCCATTGACGGTGGGCTGTGCGAACAGTGCAAAGAAGAGCCGGGGCTGATAGTGCACCATACTATATGGCTGGACGATGACAACTGCAATGACCCAGATATAAGCCTAAATCCTAAGCGGTTTAAATATGAGTGCCAGACGTGCCATAACAAAGAGCGCGATCCGCGAAAGGCCACGCCAGGCCGGTGCCTATATGGGCCGGGCGGTGAAATAATAAGAAATACAAACTACTGAATCAGAAGGAACTGCCCCCATAAAAAATTTTTTTATGAGGGGGCTGGGGACCGAGAGGGGCAGTATAATTTTATCCTACAATATGCACGAAAGGGGTGTGGAAAAAATGGCTAAAATAAAAGTAACTACCAGAATTGAAAGAGAAAAAGAGAGATTATTGACGATATTCCGGGATTTAGACGCAAATAAATTAAAAACCTGTTCTACCCTCATAGACCGTGCAGCTTTTATTACAGTAAGTCTTGAGGATCTGGAGGCACAGTTGAATGAGACCGGCTGGGTGGAAACCTATCAGAATGGTGAAAATCAAAGCGGGCTGAAAAAAGCTGCTGCTGCTGACGTGCATATTAGTCTCACCAAAAACTTGAACGCCATCGTTAAGCAGCTGCTTGACCTCGTGCCCCCGGCGCAGAAGGCAAGCCGCCTGGAAGCGATGAGGAATAGATGATCGCTGCGCCGTCTACCTCTTATATACACGCCTATTACGCTAAGATTTTGGCCGGTGAGATCGTCGTCGGCCAGTGGATAAAATTATTATATGAGCGGATCGTCAATGGCCTCCATGACGGTCTTTTTTATTTTGACACCAAAAAGGCATCCAACGCTATTGAATTTATAGAAACATTCTGCCACCATTGCGAGGGGCGAAACGACTATATAACCTTGGAGCTTTGGCAGAAGGCAACAGCAAGCCTTATGTTTGGCATAGTTGACGAGAACGGTCTCCGACAATTCCGCGAGGTCTTTTTAGTCATGGGCAGGAAGAACGGAAAAAGCCTTTTTGCGTCTGCTTGTATTGCCTACATGGCGTACCTGGACGGAGAGTACGGCGCCAAGATATACTGCCTCGCCCCGAAACTGGAGCAGGCCGCCATTGTATACGACAATTTTTATAAAATGATAAGCCAAGAGTCGGAGCTTGCGGGACTTGCACAAAAACGCCGTTCTGATATATATATGGAGAGCACAAATACGGCGGTAAAACCTTTGGCCTTTAACGCAAAAAAATCGGATGGCTTTAATCCTCATATGGCTGTCTGTGATGAGATTGCAAGCTGGCCGGCAGAGCAAGGCCTCAAACAGTACGAGGTCATGAAATCTGCCCTCGGAGCACGTAAGCAGCCTATGATATTGAGTATAAGTACAGCGGGCTACGTTAACGACGGCCCGTATGACGAGCTGATGATGCGCTCTACGGCTGTGCTCATGGGCACGAGCGAGGAGAAGCGCCTGCTGCCCATCCTTTATATCATTGATGACGTGGAGAAATGGGACAGCATCGAGGAACTTAAGAAGGCCAACCCCAACATGGGCGTGAGTGTATCTGCTGACTTTTTTCGAGAGGAGATTGCCGTCGCTCGGACAAGCCTCAGCAAGAGGGCGGAGTTCTTATGTAAGTATTGCAACATCAAGCAAAGCAGCACGCAGGCCTGGCTGCCTTATGACGTAGTGGACGCTGTGACGCAAGATGGTCTAAGCTTGGAGGACTTCCGAGGTTCCTATTGCGTGGGAGGCATTGATCTGTCTCAGACCACCGACTTGACGGCCTGCTGTGTCGTTATAGAGCGGGCGAGCAAGCTTTATGCCTTCGCTCAGTTTTTTATGCCTGCGAATAAGATTGACGAGCTGCAGGAGCGGGAGGGTGTACCGTACAGGCAGTACGTAACGGCAGGCTTGATTCAGCCAAGCGGCGAGAACTATGTGGATTATAACGATTGCTTTGCTTGGTTCGTTAAGTTGGTAAAAGAGTATAAAATCCTACCGTTGAAGGTGGGATATGATCGATACACGGCACAGTATCTTGTGCAGCAGATGAGCAGTTTCGGCTTCCACATGGACGACGTTTTCCAGGGGACTAACCTTACTCCTGTGCTGCGTGAGATGGACGGCCTGCTGCGGGATGAGGTGCTCCAGCTCGGAGGCAATAAAGTATTAAAGGCTCATTTTCTGAATGTCGGGATAAAACAGGAGATAGACACTCGTAAATTCAGACCCGTAAAGATTGATCAGCGGTGCCACATCGACGGATTTGTTGCCGTCGCTGATGCTTTAACGGTACGACAGAAATATTTCAATGAGATAGGACGCCGGCTCAAAAATATTGCGTAGGAAAACAGGAGGATAACTGGATGGGAGCGTTTAAAAAGCTCTTTGGAAAATTTAAAGTTAAGCAGCTGATGGGTGGATTTTTTCAGATGCTGGACGGATACACGCCAAGCTTTACGTCATACGACGGCGGCGTTTATGAAATGGAGCTGACCCGCGCGTGTATTCATACTTTTGCCAGCCATTGCAGCAAACTGCAGCCAAAGGTCACTGGTCCCGATATCAGGGGAATACAAGCGATACTTGAGTGGAAACCTAATCCTTTTATGACTGGGGCGCAGTTCCTGTATAAGGCAGCGACTATTTATAAGACACAGAATACATGCTATATCGTGCCGGTGCTTGATGAGTTTGACCGTATTGCCGGATATTATCCCGTACTCCCTAACAGTACGGAAATCCGAGAACAGAACGGCGATCCGTTCCTCGTTTATACCTTCGGCACGGGTGAAAAATTAGCGATTGAGTTTTATCGGGTTGGTGTGGTGAGCAAGTTCCTCTATACTCATGATTTTGTGGGCGAGGATAACAGCGCACTGGAACCGACGCTCCAGCTGCTCCACACGCAAAACCAGGGGATTGAGGAAGGAATTAAAAATAGTGCCAGTTTTCGTTTTATGGCGCAGGCGAGTAATTTCACCACAGACGAGGATCTGGCAAAGGATCGCAAGGATTGGGTCAAGAATAATCTCGGTCCCGATAGCGGAGGCCTGGCACTTTTTCCAAATACCTACACCAATGTACAGCAAATTCAATCTACAGCTAAAATTGTAGACCCCGAGCAGGTCAAGCTCATTGAGAACCGGGTATATACCTACTTCGGCAGTAATGAAAATATTTTACTGAACAAGGCAACCGGTGATGACTGGGCGGCATATTACGAGGGAGAGGTGGAACCTTTTGCCCTGCAGCTGTCCCAAGCCATGACCGTGATGACCTACAGCCAGAATGAACGAACTCGGAAGAATGCCATTGTCTGGAGCGCCAACCGGCTACAGTATATGACGAACAGTGAAAAGCTGCAGGTCAGCAGTCAAATGTTTGATCGCGGCGTCTTAAGTCTCAACGACATTATGGATATTTGGAGCCTGCCGCACGTGGAGGGCGGCGATAAGCGGTATATCCGCAAGGAGTACACAGAGATCAGCCAACTGGATCAGGTGGCACAGCTGCAGGAACAGCTTACGTCCACGCAGGCTGAGCTCAATGCAACCAAGCAACCACCAGAGCCAGAACTGGACACGGACACGCAAGAACCAAAGGAGGTACCGAATAATGACCCCAAAATCTAAAACTAAATTTAAAGAGACGGCACAGACCCGAGCGCTGGCCGTCTTTTCTTCTGCCCCGGAGAGCACGCAACGGCGGATTGAGTCCAATTACTACGTAGAAGGCTATGCCGCCCGCTATGAGCCTTATGTGCTCTTCTACGATGCTGACAACCAGCCCATATATGAGCGCTTTGAGCCGGGCTGCTTTGATGCCTGCGATATGAGTGACATCGTCATGCAGTACGATCACCAGGGCAAGGTGCTGGCCCGAACCAGCAACGGATCACTGCTTGTCGATGTGGACGGCCAGGGCCTTTTCTGTGCCGCTGACTTAAGCCGTACGGAAGCAGCCCGCAGCAGCTACGACGACATTCAGGCGGGCATGGTGACCAAGATGAGCTGGCGCTTCCGCTTAGGCGACTATTACTACGATGAGGACACCCATACTATCGTGCACCGCACGGTGGCGAAAGTATACGACGTAGCGCCGGTAAGCATTCCGGCAAATGACAATACCGAGATCAATGCTCGTGCATGGGTAGACGGAGAGATCGCCCAAGCGGCCCGGAGAGAGGCAGAGCTTGACGAGCGGCGCAGGAGACTGGCCGCACAAATAAATATATCAATTAAAGGAGAATGACATCATGGAAAGAATTACAGAAATCCAGGCAAGACTTGCCGAAATTCAGACCGAACTTGAAGCCGCAACCGGTGAAGCGCTCACCGCATTAGAGACGGAGTCTCGCTCTCTGCTGGATGAGTTGAACGGACTTAAGGCAGAGGTTGAATCCCGCAAACAGCTCCGCTCCCAGATCGCTGCAGGAGCAGGCGCTCCCGTGCCGACACCCGCTCCCGTTCAGGTATCAGCTGAGGAAAGAGCGGCAAAAGAATTCGCAACCACCGGACGTATGACCGTAGGGGCTGACCAGACCCGCTCCGTCTTAGTATCCAGCGGAAGCCTTGCTACACCTACAGAAGTAGATGGAATTCACGACATCCCAGGGGCCAAAGTGTCGAGTATTATCGACATGGTAAAAGTTGTGAACTGCGAAGGCATGAGCACCAACCGTGTCGCCTATATTTCCGCGGATGCCGATGAAGCAGCGGCGCAAACGGAAGGTAGTGCGGCAACGGCTAAGGAACCGACGTTTGCTTATGTAGACATCACGCCCACGTCAGTTGCAGTAGTGGCTCAAATTTCTAAGCAAGCGAAAAAGCAGACCCCGCTCAACTATTCTGCAAAGGTGAGAGAGCAGGCCCTGTTGTCCCTGCGCAAGAAGGCCGCCAGCCTGGTGACCTCTAAGCTTGTAGCCTCTACCCTCAACACTACACTGGATGCAACAGTGACAAGCGGCAAGGGCGTAATTGGTGCAGATACACTTCGCAAAATTGTTCTGGCTTATGGCGGAGACGAAGGCGTGGGATCTGGCGTATTGTTCCTGAACAAGGCAGATCTGATTGCTTTCGGGGACATTCGTGGAACGAACGAGAAAAAGGCCGTTTATGAAATCACCCCCGACGGCAGCAACCCGAATACGGGTGTTATAAGAGACGGCGGCCTGTCTGTACGCTATTGCCTCAACAGCGGCTTGACGGCTTGTGCAGGTACCGCTCAGGGATCAGCAGCTACAGTAACAATGCTATACGGTGACCCGCAGTGCCTGGAGCTGGACCTGTTCTCTGATTACGAAATCAAAGTATCCGAGGACTTTGCCTTTACCAGCCTTATGGATACTATCCGGGGCGATGTGGAGTTGGGCGCCGACGTTGTTGCTAAAAACGGCTTTGTTGCGCTGACCATTCCTAAAACTACCGGCTAATTGAACACATGGCGGAGCTTTACAGTTCCGCCTCTTTTTAAGGAAGGAGGGGGCGTATGGCTTCTGATACACTCAATAAAGTTAAGGCCTTTTTGCGTATAAGCCACACCAAGCTGGATGAGTCAATCAGTGACGATATAACCGGATGTCTGGCTGACCTGAATGCCCACGGCGTTATATACAAGGACGATACCGACCCGCTCATTCTGAACGCTGTAAAACTTTGGTGCAAGTCCATTTACTTAGACGATGTAGTTAAGGCGGCGGAGTATCTAAGGCGTTACAGTGCCCTGAGAGATTGCCTCAAAATAGCAGAGGGCTATGGCTGGGAGGCCGGCAGCGATGAATGATATCCTGACCCTTGTCGCCCGAACTTATGACGGGAACATCATTACCGGTGAGATCCGCCGGGACGTGTTCTGCAGGCTTGACAGCATAGGCCAGACAGAGTTCTATGCTGCCCAATCTACCGACTTAAAGCCCGAACTTAAATTTATCCTGGCTGACTACCTGGATTATGCGGACGAGTATCTCTGCATTTATAACGGCACGTGGTACAGAGTTATACGAACCTATCGCACCGGGCAAGAGCTGGAGCTTGTCGTTCAGCGGGCAACTAAGGAGGAGGCCGGCGCTGATGAGTAAAGCTATTAAGCCCACAGATCTGGGCGCGGCAATCAGCGCAGAGCTCACGCTCTATCATGAGGACGCAGTGGAAAAGATAAATGCTGCCGGAGCCTCGGCTATTAAGCAGTTAGTGAAAAAGACTAAAGAAAAAGCGCCCGTTGAAACGGGAGATTTTAAGAAAAGTTTGGCAAGTAAAGAGATCCCGGCGGCGCACGGCATGAAAAACTATATTTTATACGCCCGGGCGCCGCACTATCGTATTTTTCACCTGTTGGTGCATGGCCATGCTAAAAAAGGCGGAGGCAGAGTGTCTGGCAATCCGTTCCTGCAAAATGCTATTGATGAGGTACTGCCCGAGTATGAGCAACAAGTGGAGGAGGCGCTCAAGTGATAGACGAGATATTCAAAGCGGCAGACATTCTTTATGCCGAGACACAGTTCCTGCGTACTCCGGAAAAGACCCATGCCGTATACATGGACGATGTAACCACAGATGGCCCGGACGATTTGACTCGCATTTTTTTTCATAACATCACGGTAGAGTTATACGAGCATAAACCGGATCCCGCAACGGAAGCTGCGCTTGAGCGGGAGCTCAACGCCCGAGGTATAAAGTGGTATAAGCAGGCCAGGTATTGGCTGAAAGATGCGCAGCTGTATCAAGTGATATATGAGGATATCTCATATGTTGAGAAAATTTAAAAAAGGAGACTAATATTATGGCAAAAAGATCAAAAGAGAATATAACCCTCGGATCCGGAAAGGCATATATCGCCGAGTATGACAGTGAAGAGGGTATGCCCGAGGTAACGACCCTATGCACGACATCTAATCTCTTAGGTCATATCCAGGGCGGTGCGGAATTATCATACACAGCCGAATCTTACGAAGAGAAAGACGACCTTGGCCTTGTATCCAAAGTGATTGTCACATCGGAGGAAGCTATCCTTAAGCTTGGCCTTTTAACATGGAACGGCAATACCCTAAAATATCTTGCCGATCGGTGTGCGGTAACGGAAGCATCGGGAAAACGCACTATCCATATTGGTGGTGCCAGCAATGCGCAGGGTAAAGAGTGGGTTATCTGCTTCGCGCATGAAGACCCCAAAGATGGCAATCTATGGGTGCTTATTCGCGGAACGAACTCCGTCGGCTTTACTCTTACCTTTGCTGTGGATGCAGGTACAAAAATCGAGCCTGAGTTCAAGGCAATGCCGCAGGATGAAAATGGCACGCTTATTACGCTTATAGAGGAAATGGACGCCACAGGCTAATCGTAAAAGCGGGACTCTTAACTGAGCCCCGCTTTTAGTTTTATTAATTGAGAGAAGGAGAACAAAAAATGGCTATAAAAACCTTTGATTTTACAAGCCTGGAACAGCCGGTGCTTGAGACTACTTTAAATGACGGGGCGCACACAAAGGTCCGTCTGACGGCACCCACCGAGGAGTTATTCGAGCGTTTCCTGACTTTTTCTAAAGAAACTAAAAAATTAACAGAGAAACCGAGTGGAGCCCTTATTCGTGATATTTTCGGACTGTACGCCGAGATATTTAACTGTAACGCAGACGGGCTGCACTTCACGGCGGAGAGCTTGCGCGACCGGTATGGTCTCAGCCTGGTACATCTGATTTTATTCCAGTCCGCCTATCTTGAATTTATCGAAGAACTACAAAACGCAAAAAACTAAGGCTCCCGTTTTATCCGCTGGCAGATGAGACGGGACACCATCAATACCGGATTGCGACGTGGTACAAGCGCCTGGTGTGCGAATACACCGGACTAAACTTTCACCAAGTCGGCCAGCTCAACTATATAGAATATCTCGCCTATCGGAGGGATGCTTTTATATACAGACTAAGCCAGACGGAAAAGGGTCAGGAGTACCTGGATAACGCCTGGAGAATGGAGCAGACCGAACCCGACCGAGCCGCACTCCGTAGAAGGTTTAGAAAGTAAGAAAGGAGAGCGGGAATGGCAAGTAAAACTATCAAGGGGCTTACCGTTGAAATCGGCGGCGATACCACGAAACTGGGGAAAGCCCTTGAAGATGTTGAAAAGAAGAGCAGAGACCTTTCCAGCGAGCTGGGCGAAATTAATAAACTGCTGAAGATGGATCCAGGAAACATAGATCTGCTGGCACAAAAGCAGAAAGTACTGGCTGATGCTGTGGGCAACACAAAAGAAAAGCTTGAAACGCTGAAAGAAGCGGAGAAGCAAGTGCAAGCCCAATTTGAGAGGGGAGATGCATCGGAGGAACAAGTTCGGGCGCTGCAGCGTGAAATAGTAGCTACGGCTAAGAAGCTGGAAGGCTACGAGCAGGCAGCAAAAGAAACTGCCGAAGCCGTAGACAAGCTTGGGAAAGAATCTGAGGACCTTGAGGACGACATAAAGGATACCGAAAAAGGAGCCGATAATGCAGCGGACGCTCTGGACAAGATGGAGAAAGAGACCAAGGATGTGGACAACGCCAGCAGCGGCCTTGGATCCACTCTGGGCGGTGCGCTCAAGACTGGGCTTACGGGACTCGTCGCCGTTGTAGGTGCTGTGGGCACCGGCCTGGTAGCCAGTGCCGAAGCAACCCGAGAGTATCGCACGGAGATGGGCAAACTGAACACAGCTTTTACCGATGCCGGGCATAGCTCCGAAGCGGCAAAGGAAACATACCAAGCCCTACAAGGCGTCCTGGGTGAGACTGACCAGGCCGTTGAGGCGGCAAACCACCTGGCAAAGCTGGCCGACAGTGAAAAGGACCTGCAGACGTGGACAGATATTGCCACGGGCGTGTATGCAACCTTCGGCGCCTCTCTGCCTATTGAGGGCCTGACAGAGGCAGCGAACGAAACAGCCAAGACGGGTGCTCTGACAGGGTCCCTTGCGGATGCCCTGAACTGGGCGGGCGTTAACGAAGAAAAATTCCAGGCTCAGCTCGATGCCTGCTCTACCGAGCAGGAGCGCCAGGCGCTTATCACGGACACTCTTAACGGCCTATACTCGGATGCGGCAGAACAATACAAAGAAACTAATGCGGAAATTATAAGGGCAAATGAGGCAAACGAAGCATGGACGGCGTCAATGGCCGAGGTAGGCGGGGCCATTGAGCCGATACTTACCGATGTTAAGATGCTGGGAGCTTCGCTGCTCTCGGAACTTGTGCCGGGGGTTAAGGATCTGGCAGAGGCATTCCGTGGTATACTGAACGGCGACGATGGCGCAGCAGAGGCGCTGGGAGCTTCGCTGTCCGGTATTATCTCGCAGCTGGTAGATAAGGTCACAGAATTGGTTCCTACAGTTGCGACTGTAGCTATGAGCCTTATTCAGACGCTTACCTCTACGCTGCTTGAAAGCATGCCAACGATACTGCAAACCATTATCGGTATAGCAACGCAAATTATTAACTCTCTGGCATCCTATCTTACTGACTTGTTACCAGATATTGCAAAGGCGTGGCTAAATATCCAAGAGATCTTAATTGAGAGTATCCCTCAAATATTGGATGCGATTATGACTGTTGTAGACGGAGTAGTGGACTCCCTCCCGGATCTATTACAGACATTAGTAGACTATATTCTTATGTTTACAGACGAGCTAATATATGAGATATTCCCAAAACTTATAGAAATGATTACCGTGCAGCTGCCGATCCTGATTACTACTATCGTCAATATGCTGGTGCAATTTATGCCTACGTTGCTGTCGGCTGCGGTGACTCTGTTTAGCGCTATAGTGCAAGCTATCCCGCAGATCATCACAGCGCTGGTACCTCTAATACCGACAATAGTGACGACACTTATAAACGGGCTTATTGCTCTTATACCACAGTTGCTTGAGGGAGCACTCACTCTTTTAAGAGCAATCGTTGACGCTATCCCGCTTATTATTGAGGCATTAGTCCCCGAGATACCTAACATCATAAATACGATTATCAACGGGTTGCTTGAGGCACTGCCACTTCTCCTGGATGCCGCAATTACGCTGCTTTTTGCGATAATAGACGCCATCCCAACCATTATAGACGCCCTAATTGAGGCGTTGCCGACTATTATCAATGCCATTTTAGATGGCGTGCTTGGCGCTCTTCCACAACTGCTGGAGGCGGCAGTTACACTTTTACTGGCGATAGTCGAAGCTATACCAAAATTTATCCCGATTTTAGTCGAGAAACTGCCGCAGATTATATCTACAATAGTCCAAACGCTTCTGCAGAATTTGCCTAAAATTATTGAAGGGGCAGTTCAGTTATTCATGGGTTTAATTCAGGCAATCCCACAAATAATTGTTGAGCTCGTGAAAAACATACCGCAGATTATCACTGCTATAGTAAATGGGCTGGGTGAAGGTGTAAAGAGCATTGCCTCTGTAGGTAAAGATCTTATTATGGGGCTTTGGAACGGTATCAGCGATATGGTCGGATGGATAACTGACAAAATAAAAGGCTTCGGCGAGAGTATCCTTGGAGGTATTAAAAGCTTCTTTGGTATAAAATCTCCTTCCCGTGTGTTCCGTGATCAAATCGGAAAAATGTTGGTAGAAGGTATGGCCGAAGGAATAGAGGAAAACGCAGATGCGCCCCTGGACGCCATGACCGACTTGTCCGACGACCTGTTGAATGAGGCGGGTAGTCTCAATGGCTTAACACTCGAACGACAACTAAACAGCACTTTTGCAAGCCAACCCTCCGCAGCTGAAACGAATTTACTCGGAAAACTGGACAGTATTCTGGCAGCTATTGAGGCAGGGCAGGTGCTGGTGCTTGACGGTGACGCAGTAGTAGGAGGAACAGCTGACCGCATGAATGCTAAGCTTGGACAAATTCAAATATTAACAACAAGGGGGGCTATATAGATGACACTGAAACGCCAGCTTATAATTGACGACTACAAGACCGCAGAGACCGGTCTGTGGACCTTGTCCTCCTGTAAAATAACAAAAGCCACCCAGGTGCAGAACTTTGTGTCTGTGCCTGGTAGGTTCTCTCCTCTGGACCTCTCCACTGCCTCCAGTGACGGCGTGCCATACTATGGCAACGCAAGTCTGGACGCGGTACTCGAGAGTTCCGAAGGTACAAGAGCGGAGCGCGCCGAACGCATAACCAAGATGATAAACCGCTTTGACGGGTACAGCGTGCAGATTACGCACCCGGACTTTCCAAATCATTATTTAGTGGGACGGATCCAGGTCACTCAAGAATACAATGACCCCGTTCATTGCGCGGTGAAAGTATCTGCCGTCTGCGAGCCCTGGCTCTATAATGCGAATGAGACTGTTGTAACCGTAACACTGACAACAACCGAGCAAACAGCTGCTTTGCAAAACGCTGGGCGACTTGCCGTCGTGCCAAAGGTGGATGTAACCGGAGAGGCCACGCTGACCTATGGCACGATTACACAAACCCTAAGCACAGGCACGTACTATTTACCTGACCTATATCTGACGCCAGACGGCGGCCCGTTGCAACCGGCAGTACACAACGTATCTTGCAGCGGATCCGGGACAGTGACGTTTACGTACAGAGAGGCGGTGCTTGCAGAATGATACAGATATATACAGGCGGAGTGCTGACCAATGACAGTCGCCTTAAAGACCATAGTCTGTTGGCTCTGTCCTATACGGCTGGACTTAATAAGGCTGGCACGGCCACTCTGACAATGCCTCCAGAGCACCCGTCGTACAATGCATATGAACCTTATAAGCCCGTAGTAACCGTATATGACGACGGAAATCTGGTATTCCGAGGTCGGCCACTTAAACCTCAAGACGACGCACTCAACCGGCGCACCGTCACCTGTGAGGGCGAGCGTTGCTTTTTCCGAGACGCTGTTATGCGCCCGTACTTATACCAGGCATCACCAGAGGAGATTTTTGAGGATATTATAGGGATATACAACGCCCAAGTGGAGGAGGACAAGCGTTTCGTGCTTGGTGAAGTTACGGTAACAGACCCTAACAATTACATCCGCCTCGAGAGCTCTAAGGCTGAGCAGGTCAGTGATACAATTGATACACTGGTTCAACGGTGCGGAGGGTATATCGTATTTACGACTAACGATACCGGCGCCCGAGTAGTCAACTGGTATGCAGAGGTAAGCTACCAAAACAACCAGACAATAGACTACGGCAGTAATCTGGTAGACTTTGGCCGAGCAATCGAGAACACGGAACTCGCGACCCGGATAATCCCCTACGGGGCAAAAGACGAGACAACTGGCGACTATCTTACCATTGAGAGTGTTAACGGTGGGCTGGATTATATCGAGGACACCGAGGCCATACAACTTCGGGGCATTATCACCAAACCGGTATACTGGGATGACGTGACAGAGCCGCAAAACCTGCTCCAAAAAGCGCAGGCATACCTTGCCACAAGTAAAAACCTCGTTACAAGCCTGACTCTGACGGCTGTGGATTTGGCTGTCATAGATAAGACTCTCGACACTTTTAAGGTTGGGGATCTTATAAGAGTACGCAGCGGGCCGCACAAATTAGACGATGACTTTCTGTTGACGGATCGGACCGTTGACCTATTAAACAAGGGTTCCGGCACAATCACCCTGGGTAAAGAGATGAAGACGCTCACGGGATTAAGCGTTGCGGGAGACAAGGCCGGGTTGGAGGAGCTAAGGACAACCGAGCGCAACATACAGACAGACTATACCCTTAATATAGCGGCAGCTATAGCACGAGCAGAGCAGACGATGACCTCACTTATCGAGCAGACGAGCGAGGCTATTAAAACAGAGGTGTCCGAGACTTACGCCACCAATGGCGAGGTGGATGAGGCGGTATTTACAAGTATGACTCAGCTGTCCGATAGCTTCACGTTCACATTTAATGAACTCAAGGCCGTAGTGGATGAAAATGACGCAACCGCTCGGGAGCATATCATTGAACAGGAGAAATATATCCGATTCAAGGACGGCATTATCACCCTGGGAGAGGCTGATAACGCTATGACCCTGCAGCTTGAAAATGATCTTGTTGTTTTTAAGCGTAATGGCGCAACTTTTGGATGGTGGGACGGAGTGGATTTTCATACGGGAAATATCGTTATAGAGGTAACAGAGCGAGCGCAGCTCGGAAATTTTGCCGCCGTGCCACGGAAAAACGGCCACTTGTCCTGGCTGAAAGTTAAAAATACAGGAGGCTAATTATGGCAACCAGTAGTGCGCTCAGTACGAGCAATAAATATATTAAATATCAAATAACTGTTAATGAAGGCGCGGCAAATATAGAAGAAAATTACTCTTACGTTGAGGTAGGTGTGGATTTCTATCGAACAAACACTGGATACACCACCTATGGCACCGGTACAGTGTACTGTCGAATTAATGGCACGCTCTATTCCGAAAGTGTGAGCCTGGATCAAAAAATTACCAACAGCGGCGTGCTGCTTTTTGCTAAAGGCTTGAACATTCCCCATAATGATGACGGAACAAAAACACTGAGTGTCACTGCATGGATAGATCACAGTCAGGTCACCTCCAGTGAGCAAGGTTTCAGCGTGGAATTGGCTACAATTGCCCGGGCATCCCAGCCCTCTTGTATAACGTGGCCGGATCACACTCAAGACGTGGGAGAGTTTGGAGATACTATCAGTATCTACATGAATAGAAAGGCTGACAGCTTTACGCATACGGTTCGCTATGTATACGGAAATCTCACCGGAACTATAGCTACCAACGTAACGACAAGTACAACCTGGGAGATCCCACTGTCCTTTATGAATCAAATTCCAAATGCTACCAGCGGTTCTGGCACCATATATGTTGACACGTACAGCGGGTCACAGCTTATCGGAATAAAATCCTGTGTCTTTACGGCTTCTGTTCCGGATTCAATCAAGCCGTCCTGTTCTATTCAAGTACTGGATACCACGGATATAAAGGACACCTACGGCAGTCTTGTACAGGGGTTATCTACATTATATATTAAAACAACTGCCGTTCAGGCGTATAGCTCCCCTATAATTCGCTATGATACAAAGGTCACACTGTCTGACTCGGAAGGTACCACTCAGACAGACTATACCTCTAACGGGGAGCTTAATGACATACCGTTACCAACGAGCGGCACGGTTACGGTTAGTTCTACCGTTACTGACGAACGGGGAAGAAAAAGCACAGCTGCTACAGTTTCTTTTCCGGTGCTGGCTTATGTTAAGCCGGCAGTGTCCGCTTTGGCTGTTCACCGGTGCGACGCAGACGGAGTAGAGTATGATCAAGGAGAATATGTCAATGTTACCTTTTCCGCAGCTATAACACCGTTGAATGATATAAATGGTGCAGCCTATAAGATCTGCTATAAAAAATCATCTGATACCAGTTATACAGAGATTGTTCTTGCCGATCTCGCGGGTAATTATACAATTACCGACTACTCCTATATTTTTGCAGCCGACAGTGATTACTCTTACTGAGATGTTACGTCGGCACCAAACCCTGTAAACCCGCATAAACACTGGACTTTTGAGGGAATTCCAAAGAAATTTATCTCAGGAAAAAGGCCCAAAATGGGTCCTCTTTTTTTAGTGCTTTCCGGAAAATCGTTACTATTGGGTACCTTTACCCCAGTTTTTCCGAAAGGGCGGGACAAGAGAATACTTCATGAAAATAGCGCTGTCGGAGGCATGCAAAATGTTGCCGTCGACAGCGCCTATATATAAACGATATGAAAAATAATTTGAAGAACTAAGGGGAGACATATATGTAAAAATAAAGCGGAGACGAATCTTTCCATTCGTCTCCGTTACTCATTGCTCAAATAAATTTGATACCTCCTGAAACAGGTCAGAACGCCTCAGCTTTAAAATAGCTTTTGCTTCAAGCTGCCGGACACGCTCCCTGGTAATTCCAAGGACATTGCCGACCGTTTCTAAGGTGGCTTTTTCTCCGGTATCGAACCCATATCTCATGCGTATAATAATGGCTTCTCGTTCATTTAATAAAGTTAGTAGTTCCTCAAATTTTCTCATTCGTACAGTATCAAAATAAGAGTCGGAAGGGTTGCTGGAAGGGGAATCGTCAGCGACAAAATCCATAATGGTTGTTTGACGTTCGCTGTCAACAACGGTTTCTAAAGCTAAAGGTTCCTGGATAATTGACAGTACCTCTTTCACCTTTGCTTCCGGCATATGGGATAGGACAGACAATTCTTTCAAGGATGGCTCTCTACCATTATCCTGAAAAAATTGTCCCCGGATTCTGGAAATCTTTGAGATGTTGGCGATGATGTAATTGGGAATCCGAATCATCCTGCCCTGGTCGGCGAGAGCTCTTCGTATGGTAAACTTGATCCACCAAGTTGCATAAGTAGAAAAACGCAGGCCCCTGTTTGGGTCGAATTTTTCTACAGCCCGAATAAGCCCCATGTTGCCTTCCTGAATAAGGTCAAGATAAGGGAGTCCAAAAGTGCGGTAATGTTTTGCGATACTTACTACCAGTCGGAGATTAGATTCGATCAATTTGTCTCTGGCACGCCTGTCCCCATCTCGCATTTTGAGGGATAGCTCACAGACCTGTTCGTGGGTCAATAATGGTATTTTGGCAATCTGGTGGAAATACGCCCGGAGAGAATCGGCCTCGTATGCATTCTCTTCTTTTGGTGGGCTTGACTTTGCCGCATCCGTATCGTCTTGTTCATATTCATCATTTTCATGGGACTCGACCAAGTCAATATTGGCGGCTTGTATTTTCAACTTAACTTCTTCGAATTTTTCTGTGCTGAGGCTGTATTCCTTACAAATCCGCTGGAGTTCATCTAAAGGAATAAAACCATCAATTCTTCCTTGTCTGAGAAGTTCGTTGATAATGCCGCGCATATCAACTTTGTCGGTCAATCGCATCGCCTCCTTCGATGATATGAGCAACTCTATTATAAAATAACGAATTTAAAAAGTCAAGTAAACAAAGTAAAAATGAGAGCAAATAACAACTAAATAAAATGAATAATAGCGTATATTTAATTGATAAAACAGAAAATATGAAAAAATATCAAGCATTAATAGGGCGGAAACATTGACAAAAGCAGTATAGCGGTATATAATAACAGAAAAAAAGAGGTCCCCCTTATGAAAAAACTGATGGAACTGATAGAGGCAGGGTGTTCTGACATCGAAATTGCAGCAAAGGCAAAAGAGATGTATCAATCAGGCGAACTAAACGATATGATCCAGCTTTTGTCGTTCGCAATGGCAGGCGATCCGCTGACAAAAGAGCAGGCGCAGCGAATTGCTTCTCTTTATTTTGAATATGAAGTTGGCATCTGGCAGGAGATCATACCAAACTTCTGGGTTCGCAAGGACGCTGACGATTGTTTTACGGCGGCGGTTGTTTATCCGGATATTAAAGGCCACGCATTTTGTTATTGCTTCAGCGCCAATCTGAAGGAATATACAAATGCCCAGATACAGGCCTATGAAGAGGCATGCCAGCCACCGGAGCATGTAATCAATCTTGAGCTTAGGAAAGTTTATTCTATCCTTGCTTCACTAGACCTTTCGAAAGCAACGGACAGATATGTGGCTGCCAATCAGGAGGATTTGGAATTATGGCTGAAAAAATGCGGGATACAACGGGAGGCGAGATAAAATGCTGTTTTACTGCAATTCATGCAGATATATTTTTGAGGAAGCAGAGGGGTGTCAGCAGTGCCCGGACTGCGGAAAGATGACAGTCCGTATAGCGAATGAGGAAGAACGGTCAGAATACAAACGCAACCAAGAGGAAAACAGAAGACTGGACCAAATGGAACGAGGAGCTTTTTGAGTGATTGCAAAAGGCTCTTTTTTCTTGATTTTTTTAAGGCCATTCCTTAAACTCCACAAAAAACAAAAGGAGTGATGCAATGGCTAATTTAAACGATGTCCTACGTGATGTCCTCGAAAAGGATTTTGACAAGGACACGGTTGACCGGGCGCTTGATGAGGGGGACGAAACAGACGAAGAAAAAAGAGAACATACGGCGGACAGTCAGGAAGAGTCGGAAGCGGGCTATGTAGGCCCAGATATGGCAGAGTATCATAGCGTTGGCAGGGGTACGGTGGAGAACTGGATTAAGAACAGCATTTATGAAAAGTATAATATCAGCAATGAAGATATGCGTGCCTTTTCAAAAATGTCGCCGATTGATATGATGTCGGACTTTGGAAAAACAGTTGGAGATATCGGAAGACTGCGGGAGGGGCTGCGTACCGGGCAGCTTTCATCTGCAGAGTATAAAAGTGCATTAAGCAAAACCAAAGGGGAAATCGTGGGGAAAATGCTGGAGATGGGAAGCTCCAGAAAAAGCATTCTGGAAGATGTCTTTCTCCGGTCAGTTGGCGTTACACCGGCAGACACAGCCAATATCCATTCGTTTCGTGATTTGGTAGATATCCTGCGTAGCGACGAAATGGACCCTGTGGATACGGAGTTAAGTCCCGACCGGGAACGCCCGGAGCCGGATATGCAAGATATGGAAATCTCCCCAGATACTGACCCGGCAATGAATCTGGAAAATCTGGAGGTCGATAAGGAGCAGATGGAACAGGAGACGGATAAAGAACCGGAGCATGACAGTCTTCAGGATATGGATACTGAGACGGAACAGGACGTGGAAGAGGAACAGAAAGACCCCATTGAAACAGACGAAGAGGAAAGATTAGAACAGGAAATTCCGGAGTTTGAAGATTTCAATCAGGAGCCGGAGCAGCCGGCCGACAGCAAAGACCCTGGGGCAGAAGAATTTCCGGAACCGGAAGTGGAAATGGATACAGAAGAACCGCCTGAACCGGATCAGGAATCAGAGGCGGAAACGGACGATTACGCAGAAGATGAAGATTTTTTAGGGGAGGACAGGGATTCCGGAGAAAATGACCAGGATAGGGAGCCAGAGTCAGAGGATGGGGCTGACCGTCTGGATGAAGAGAACTTCTTTGACGAAGAAAATCTACATGACAACCCTCAAGAGGAAACACCAGAACCCGAAGATGAGGAACCAGAGGATGAGGAGCCGGGAAGGGAAGACAGGCGTGATGATGACCCGGAGCCCGAGGAGGAAGCAGAGGATCGGTTTGAAGAGTATCCGGAAGATGAAGGAGAAGATAAAAAGCAGGGAGATCGTTCTGATGCCGTGGAGGATGAACTTGAGGGCGAGGAACAGGATACAGAGGAAGATTCTGAAACTTCCGAAACTGATACGGAAGAGGTTGAAGAAACAGGTGACGCAGAGGATCCTGTTGATGCAGAGGACATCGAAGTTTATGATATGGACAGCGATGATTTTGATTACGATACCTTGGACGGCGAAAATGCAGGTCCGGTAGAGTCAGAGGATATCGGTGAAGAAATTCCGGATACGGAAACGGAATATCCGGATAGCAGTGCCGACAGCGAAGATATCGAAACGGGCCAGGCCGCAGATGTTGCAGAGCCGGAAGATTCCATGGGGGACTTTGAACTGGATGCGGAACCTGATGTGGAAACGGAGACAGACAATTTTACCGATGTGGAAGTGGAAACAGATAACATACCGGAGCCCCAGGAGTTTGAAGATATGCTGAATACGGACGCCCAGGACATGGCCGATTATGCCATGCAATATGAAAGTGACCGTGAAGAGTTCGGAGACCTGGAGGAACCAGCTGATCTGGATATGGATATCGACCCGGATGTTATGGATTCCGATTTGCCAGAGGAAATGCCAGAGATAGAAAGCGGTGCGGAAGCGGACATTGACCTTTCAGAGCTTGGCGAGATTGCGGAAGAAGCTGAAGAAGGCGCTGAAATCATTGCTGCCCTGCTGTAGAAATTTCTTGAAACATAAGGAGCCTCCCACTAATTTATAGAAGCAATTCTGTAAATTAGTAAGGAGGCTTTTATCATGCGAATTAAAGGAGTAGTCAGCCGTATTTTCTGTTCAAAGCCAAGTGGATTTAAGATTCTCGTGTTGGAAGTCAACATATCCCAGCAGGTACCACAAAAATATATCAATCCCGAATTCCCTGCGAGCGTATCAGCTGCAGGAGTAATGAAAGAAGCAGATATCGGTTATGTGGTGGAGATTGACGGGGAATGGGAGCACAGGGATAGTGGACGATTCTGGCCGTGGCAGGTGAAAGTAACGGGGTGTACTGTCTGCGTATTTGAAACACCGCAGCTTCTGGCGGAAATCATCGGAGGCATTGAAGAGATCGGACTGAAGAAAGCCCAAAAGATGGTCTCCTTTTATGGACTGGAGATCGTACAGTTGCTGGAAGAGGGATCGAGCTGCCTGCAGCCGTGGGAATCCAAAGAAGGGCAGATGAAAAGAGCAGGAGAAAAATTAAAAGAACTCAGGGCAAACGCCGACCTGAAAGCGTTCCTGCTTCCCTATGGAGTGAGTGAACAGGAGGCGCTGCATATACAGGAAACTTTCGGACGGGAGGCACTGACGAAGATCAAAAACAACCCTTATCTTCCATGTCGTGAAAGGCTGATCTCTTTTAAGATCTGCGACAAAATAGGAATGGATTTGGGATTCCCGAGAACAGACAGCAGAAGGGTAGAGGCGGTTTTTTCCTATGTTCTAAAAGAACGCGCCGGCGGGAAGGGACATTGCTATTTGCCTGTTGGGCAGCTTTTGACTGAGTGTAATGCATTCCTGAAAGAAAATGCCGGAGCCCCAGGTTCATTTACGAGAACATTGATCGATGAAAATACGGAAAGCCTGGCAAAAGAGGAAAGGATTGTTGTGGACCAGGGCCGGGTATATTCTGTAGAGCGCTATCGGAACGAACGGGCGATAGCGGAAATACTGAAGCGGCGGTTGAACATAAGATCCCCGTATGCGGATGTTGAGGATTCCGTTATCCTTCAATATATTGAGGAAGTTCAGAAGGAATTTGGTTTTGAATCGGAACCACTGCAAGAGACCGCCGTGCTTATGGCCGTAAAACAGCAAACCTCGATTCTAACAGGTGGTCCTGGCTGTGGAAAAACCAGTACATTAAAGACTATTATAGGCGTGCTCCACAAACTGGACATCAGATTGAAGAGAAAAACAACCGAAGTCGCTCTGGCGGCGCCAACTGGTATGGCTGCCAAGAGATTGGTCAATTCTACCGGCCAAGAGGCAAAGACAATCCATAAGCTGCTGGAGTATCATCCAGACGCACCTTTTCAAATGCACTGTGAGGACAATCCAATTGCAGCGGGCTATGTGATCCTGGATGAAACCTCCATGATGGATATTGATATAACGGCAATGCTTTTGAAGGCGGTCAGAGATACGACACAGGTGCTTTTTGTAGGGGATACCGACCAGCTGCCGTCTATTGGACCTGGCGAGGTGCTGGCAGATTTGATTGCTTCTGGCCTATTTCAAATCATCCGGCTGAAGCGGTCATTTCGCCATGGCTCCAGGAGACATATCCTTGAAAACGCTGCCAAGATTATTCAAGGAGACATTTCCTTGGATATCAGACATTCGGACTTCCAATTTTATGAGGTGCCGGATTTACCGGAGGATAAAGAGTGCCGCAGACTTCTATGGAAGCTCAAGAGAGTATTTTTCGAAGAGTATGCCGCCATGGGGAGAAATTGTGAAATGGTGCAGGTCCTTTCACCGATGCGTGTCAAAACGCTGGTGTCGGCCGACCAAATGAATGCGCAGCTTCAGAATCTAATAAATGCCCAGGTTGGCTTTGTGGATGAACTTCGGTGTGGAACAATCCGATTTCGCAGAAATGACAGGGTGATGCAGATATCCAACAACTATGAAAAGACTGTATTTAATGGTGACATGGGTGTCATAGTACAGGCATCGGAAAAAGTAGGAAAGCTTCTGGTGGATTTTAACGGAACTCTTGTGGAATACAAGAGGGCAGAGCTGGAACAGTTAAAGCATTGCTATGCTATAACAATCCATAAGAGCCAAGGGGCGGAATATCCTGTTGTGATTATCCCGATTACCGGTTATCATTCGACTATGCTGATGAGGAATCTGCTCTATACAGGTGTGACCAGAGCAAGACAGAAACTGATTCTCATCGGGGATAAGAATGCGCTGGCATACGCCATCCAAAACACACAGGGGCTAAAGCGTAATACGGCATTGCTGGAAGAACTGACGGAAAGCCGTCGAAACGCGGCGTGAAACATATCGTATATAAGGCGTAAAAATCATATCGTTGAGCCAATAGAAAAAGTGGACAGAAGGCCAAATGCCGTTCTGCCCACTTTTTTGTAGTGGCTGAACCTGATGTAAGGACTGTGGCTTTTTTCTTGAAATCAAGCCTTCTTATGGCTAATTTCTCCACACATCTTTTATTTGATTGGAGGAGTTAAAATGGTTAAGAAGGTAACAAACGAAGACATTGTGATGTTGTTAAACGAAGGGGTAGTAAAAGAGCAGATACAGACCAGGATTCTGCTTCCACAAATTCTTGTTTCGGGGCTGAAGCATGATAAGGTTGTAGAAGAAATCTTGCGGTGTCCATACTGTGGAAAAGAATGGCAAGAGGAAAAGCCGGAGCACAAAAGCTATCTTGCATATGGAACTATCCAGAAATGTCCGGAATGTGAGAAGAAAATGTTTGGCCGCATCCCTCTGCAGAAGGAGAAAAGATTTGAAAAGTCAAGCATTTCTTATGAAATATCCGAATTCAGAGTTACTGAATCCAGCAAGATCTTTTATGCAGATACTGCGCTTATACACGGAGAACAGGGGATGATATTTGCAGAATACGAAATCCATCTGGTTTATAAGGTGGACCCAAAAATGACGATGCAGGAGATCAACCTGTCGCTTTTACACAGGGCTTTTGTAACAGAACGGGATAAATACCTGTACAACGCAGCGGGTAAACGGACAAATAAATATCTGAAAAATGTATTTGTGCAGGATAGACCAATGACAATTGTTTCAGAAAATGCAAAAAACTTTATGAGAAATTTCCTGTTTATGGGAGGTGACTATAACTGTAGTGAATCCATATGGATGGATGAGTTTGAAAAAGGCAGAAGCGTAAAGGACAGTTATTCGTATGTTCCAAGAGGAGAGCGAAAGGCTGGGGAGACCCTAAATCAGTATCATTTTAAAAAGGTTCCTGAACCTCCCAGGGAATATCAGAAAATTGTTGGAAAGGTGCTCAATGAAGATCTGATAACTGGAATGAAAAAAAGAGAAAGCCTGTGTATGAACTGCGGCAGGGTTTTCCGTGATGAAGTAAGGTATGATTGGGGAGAAGTTGTCTGTCCCTACTGCGGGTGTCGAAGTCAGTACCAGAAAAGTCTACATGGGCTCAACCGAAAAATATGCTTTCTTTCACAGGAAGGAGAAAATACACTCTTTATTCGAACAGTTGGCTATCAATATAGTTTCGGAGATGAATGGGAGGTTTCTATAGAAGATAGGGAAGAATACCGGTGTATCCTTACATTTGGAGGAGAGAAAGGGGAAGAAATCCATTTTCTTGTGAACGAAGGCTATGCAACAAATCCTGTGTGGGTGGAAAAAGAAAAATATTGGTCTCAAAAATTTAGAGACAGGATAGAAGAATTGTCCTTTATCGGGGAAATGCCGCTGCTAAAATATTCGGCACTACAGGAATACTTAAAACAGGAGTCGCCAGGGACGAGCTATGGCGCTTTACAGCTTCACTCATTAATCACTTTCATTCGATTTGAAAAGAAATATCCTGTTGTGGAGCAAATCTGCAGAAGAGGGATTGTGTCGGCACTTGCGGAAGAACTGCAATACCTGAGTGAGAGGAATGAATTTCAGCGTATGGATTTAACCCAGCAGAAAGTCTGCAACGCCTTAAAGCTGTCTGAACACTTTACCAAAATGCTTATTGCTCATGGCGGCTGGAAAGGAACGCTTATTGACCTACAAAGGCTGTATGCCCTTGATCCCAATATGCGGCCGGAGGATTACGAATGGATCGTGCAGCACAATATCGATATAGGCAGCATAGAAAGGGTGTTTCAAGAAACGCCCATGACCATTATGAGGATGTGCGCATATCTGGAGAATGTCCGTATCAACCAGTGTTTTGAACCCAACCTGGCCATCAACGATTGGTGCGACTATCTCAAAGCTGCCAAGACGATTGAGGTAGACCTTACGGATAATAAAGCAAAATATCCTTCCAGCCTGAAACGGGAGCATGACAGGGCAATGGCGAAGCAGAAGCTGGTCATGGACGAAAAGAAGGATGAATTTTTCCAGAAAGAAACAGAACGGTATGGGAAACTCTTTTCGTACAAGACAGACGGATACCTGGTGATGCCGCCGAAAAATATGAAAGACCTTTTTGAGGAAGGACGAAAACTTTGCCACTGCGTAGGCTCCTATTCAGATAGGATCATCCAGGGCCAGACCTGCATACTCTTTGTGCGAAAGGCGCAGGAACCAGAGAAACCCTATTTCACGATAGAGGTGAATCCGACCGATAAATGTGTGGTTCAGCTTCGTGGCCTGTCCAATCGTTTGGTTAACCAAGTGACAGAAAAACCGTTGGTTGACTTTCTGAAAGAGTGGGGCGAGAAAAAACATATACAAATAAAAAAGGCCGTATAAAAAACATGTTTTAAATTTCAAGGGACGCTTCCAACGGGAGCGTCCTTTTATTTTGGAGCGCATTTGACATCGCTACCCTTTTAGGGTGTTTTTTTCTTGCAAGATGAATCTCTTTCCTGCATATTTGGCACGTACTATGAAGATTTATATCAGGAGGAATTCATCATGTGGGAAAAAGCGAATATGCCCATCAGCGCACAACAGCTTATGGAAGCCGGATATCCTGCGCTCTCTGCTATTGTCATGGGGAAAGCCGGTATTGCATCGGAAGCGGATGCGGAAGTGTTTCTGCACTCGACAACGGTGCATGACCCAGCGAAAATCCGTAATATAGATGCCGTTTCCGACCTCATATGGGACCACATATACAGTGGGAAAAAGATTTGCATTTTTGGGGATTACGACGCCGACGGCATCACAGGGGCCGCCATATTGTACCTGGCACTGAGAAGGCTCGGCGCCAAGGTAGTAGTCCGACTGCCCGACCGTATTGAGGAGGGGTATGGGATTTCCCTGCAGGCGATAGATGAGCAGCTCGAATTGGGTGCAGAATTGTTTATCACGATTGATAACGGCATTCGGGCAGTCCATGAGATTGAGGCGATAAAAAAGCAAGGGAAAAAATCCATTGTGCTGGACCACCATTTGCCGGGAGAAACCCTTCCGGAGCCGGACGCCATGATTGACCTGTGGATTCCCGGAGAAACCTATCCATTTCATGAATTAACGGGAGCCGGCCTTGCGTGGAAGATAGCCTGCTATCTGCTGACCCAGGTAAGCGAATATGATTACGGGATGTCGTTGGTAGATTTGGCCGCTATCGGCACGATTGCGGACGTTGCTCCATTGATAGGCGAAAATAGGGCGATTGTCAAACGTGCCCTGGCGGATATGCGAAACTGCTGGTATGCACGATATGGCGTCAAGTACATCTATGGGAAGCCAATGGAATATATAACGGCGGAGGATATCGCCTTCAGGATAGCGCCGTGTATCAATGCGTCCGGGCGGCTGTATGCAAAAGGCGCGGAGTTGCCACTTTTGCTGTTGTTGGAAAACAATGAGGAAATCGCAGACCTCCTTGCCGGAAAGGTAATAGAAGCCAATGAAAAGCGGAAAAAAATCCAGCGTGAATGCTATGAGCAGATGAAGCAGGAGGCGGAAAGAAGGATAGCTGCAGGGGACAAGATTCTTGTCCTATATGCGCCGTTTGCGCCATCTGGAGTGGTTGGGCTGATTGCCGGTGATCTGAAAGAGGAATATCATCGACCGTGTATTGTCTTTGCGCCAAAATCAGATGGAACAGGCCAGGTTATCTGGTGTGGCAGCGGACGGTCCATCAAGGCATATCATCTCTTAAACGGATTGAACCGCTGCCCAGATTTGTTCCTGCACTATGGCGGCCACGAGCTGGCTGCCGGCATGAGTATTTCTGCAGATGAAACGATGCTGGAGGAACTTCGAGCCAGGCTGAATGAAGACGCTTCTTACCTTACGGAAGAGGACATGCAGCCTGTCAGACAGTGGGATATTGCAATAACGGAGATGGATCTGACAGAAGAATTGTACGAGGAGATGAACTGTCTGGAACCGTTCGGGACAGGGGTGGAGCGCCCTATATTCAAGATGACGCTGCACGTTAAATCGAAAAACAATAAAAGCTATGAGATTATGGGAACGGATAAAAAGCATCTGAGGCTTTATTGCGACTCCTATCAGGCGGTAGGTTTTTCTCTTGCGGAAAAGTATCTTCAGACGGAGCTGCCGGGGGTGATGACAGGCTATGGTTATCCAAGTGAAAATCATTACCGCGGACAGACGTATAAGCAGTTTACGCTGCTTGATTTTGTGGCAGACCAGGCACAGAAAGGGCAATGATGAATGAGGTGATATAGATGGGGACCTATTATAAGCAGGTTGCTGCCTATAAAACGGCAAAAGGCCTGATAGAATTTGTAGATGACACGCGCTATGAGCAGGAGGTTATGGCATGGCCGCATCTTCATAACTCCAGGATCCGTATCAACATGAAAGATTACTCGAAGGGGACAGGCGAAAAAGCCATTGATGTCTTTTATAACCTATCTCCGGAAGAATTTATAAATCTGGCGGAAGCCATCAGGGGAATCCGGCAGGTTTCTGCAGCGGAGAAAAAAAGATGGGATACATCGGTTGCGGTCTTTTCCAAGATGTCCGAGTTGTATAGGCATGCAAGTCCTCCTCAGAAAGAGACAAAAGAAATACGGGAACTGATCGAGCAGTTCCGGTGCAGCAGGAATGAAGTGTTCGCAGAGGCAGGAGAAAAGCTCTCGGCAGCTTTTGAACGGCTTCTGTCCGGGTATAGCTCCGCATTTTCTACGGGCCTGGTGCAAATGGAGAAATTGCTTACTGGCGCAAAGAAGGAGAAGGAGACGGCGACAAAAGTACGGGAGGTATTCCAGGCCATCAAGATACTGAACTTTGATAAATACATCAATCCGGACAACGAAACGGAGAGAAGGGTCACGGCAATCCGGGTGGCCTATGCCGGATATATGGACTATCCCTTTGTTTTTGAAATCAATAATGGCTGGGGAAAACCGGTAATTACCAGAAATAATGGAGTGATAACCGAAGAGGGAAGTGTGCATTATGAGGATTCCGTCAAGGTCTACATGAAGGAAGAGCACTTGTTCCCAATGCTTCAAAGGGTCAATCTGTTTATCCAGGCAATGACCGTACAGGGGATGGAGAAATATTTTGATAGAGTAAGCAGTCCGATACTCAATTCAGAAGCAGAGTAAAAGAGAGGTCACACTGTAGCTGTTGCGCAGTGTGGCCTCTCTGTATGTAGCGAAAGGATGTCAGCGAAGGAAATAGATGGTGTAAGCACCGTTTCCTGCCGGTTCGCAGTAGATATTAAAAATCGTGAGGTTGAGTGGGGAAAGTCCCATGCTTTCCCGGTACTCGTCGTCAGCGTAATACATGATGGACTCTTGCAGCTGCCTTTTCAAAAGGTCATTTTGCGTATTCTGAGAAGCCGTTACCGGATTGGCCCAACTGGAATTCCCCTTGTTCAGAGAAGTATCCAGCGTGAGGCCATACCCCTGGGCGATGGCAATACAGTCCATACGGATCTGGTCGATGTTGAACGGATATTCATAATCTGACTTGGGCTGCTGGGGCTGTTCCGGCTGAGAAGGTTCCTCTGTTTCTTCCGGTTCTGATGCGGGGGGAGTTTCCGGCTGTTTCGAAGGGGCAGGTTCGGAAGATGGCTGAGGAACTGTCGGCTGTTCCGGTTCCGCTGCAGAAGTGGTGCTGTTTGGCGTTGAAGCAGGGGGATTGGATTTTGTCTCTGTTCCGGTGGATGAAGCAGACGGCGTTTTGGGCTCTGCAGGCGCTGGCCGCTCCGGGGCTGCGGAGGTTTCTGCTTCCGCTTGAGAAGTGGGAGCAGCCGCTTGGCTGGACTCAGCAGATGTGCTGTCGTCCTGTTCGGTCGGTTGAGACTCTATATTCTCCAATTGCAAAGAAACTCCCGGAAGAGAAGAGAGCTCGGCCTGCAATGTGTCGTCTTGGCCGCAGGCACAGCACGAAAGGCCGATCAGCGCAGTAAGCATCAATAGGTAAATTCGCTTTTTCATAAAATCGCCCCCATAAATTTATTATAATCTAAATTAGTATAATCGTAATTACAATTAAATTATACCGCATATTTGGTATTTCGTCAATAGGATAATTTGAAATTTCTTGACAAGCGGGTCCCGCCCGGCTATTTTCTCAAAAACGCAGAGAAAGAGGGGCGGAAAGGTTTTGGGAAAAAATATTGTTAAGCCGCGGCGAAATGAAATCTATATGGCGAAGCTGCCGGTGAATGGCACGTCGGTTCAACGCGGCCGGCGCCCTGTGCTTATCGTCCAGAACGATGTGGGAAACAGGTATTCCTCCACAACGATTATCATACCGATGACAGGCAGGACAAAAAAGGCGCTGCCTACCCATGTGCGTATCGGCACGGACAGTGGATTGTCCCGCTGCTCTACTTTGTTGTGCGAGCAGATGATGACCATCGGTATAGAACTGCTGCAGGGCAAGATCGGGGAGGTGACGGAACCGGAAACACTGGCGAAAATTGACCGGGCCATCCGATGCAGCCTGGCGCTGTAGACCGGTCTTATGAAAAAAATCGGGAAGCCCATTTATATTGGCAGGTTTCCCGATTTTTTGCGTTACGATAAGGTCAGAGCATCTGTATCGATAGAACAAAAGCCGGGCTTCACTTTTTCATCCAGTAGAAAACAGTCATCCTCCCCCTGTTCGCTTTGTAGATAAAGCGAAGCCCGTTCAAAGTATTCCATCAGCAGATAGGGGTCAGTTTTTTCAATCGGCGTGCTGCCGAGAAGATCCTTTATCATGCGAATCATGATCGTGCGTTTTACATAGTCCATTCTCCGAATTTCCGGGTCGGAGAAATAGTTTTTTAGCTCTTCAGCAGTGATCCCCATTGCTGTAACATCCGGCTGGACGGATAACTGTGCTGCGTATCCGACCAGGCTCAGATTCCAGTTGCTGTGCTCAAACAACTCGTGCCAGAATATGCCGTGCGCCTCGTTCTCTTCCTGTCCAGGTGCTTCCTCGTCCAGGAAACGGTTGAACTTAAAGGGAACGACCTCTTCCAGATTCTCAAAGTAGTACCGGATGAAGTTGTTGGCAGCATTGAGAAGCACATATTGAAATTGATGGTCCGGATCGGATTTTGCGAAGATAAGGGTTGAGCGGAAGTCAAAAAGAGAGTCCTTGAAAGCGCCGAGTGCAACGCCGGAAATCCGCTGTGCCGTCATAGCAAGCGCCATATCCAGAATGGAGGCGTCATATTTGCGTTGTTCAATGAATTTCATGTCATAAAGCCATTCCGTGGATTTTGCGGTTTGCATCAGCACCTGTTCCCGTATCACGTCCTTCAGCTCCAGCCGCACCTTATCCAGAAAAGAAGCGATGTTATTGGTTGATACATTGAGGATATATCCGTTTTTTACCATGTCATTAGACCTCCTGGTTTTAAATTTGAGGCAATATAGGAGGTTCTGCTTGATTTGTCAAGAAAAAAGGAACGACTTGACTAAAACCATCTGATGAGGTAAAATAGTAATAAACAGGAATAGACTAATTTTGTTTTCAATAATAGGAGGCGCCTATGTTTGTTGGCAGACAGAATGAACTGAATGAACTGCAGGAAGGTTATGACAGCGGAACTTTTCAATGTGTTGTCCTGTATGGAAGGCGAAGGATAGGAAAGACATATTTGATTTCTCGTTTTATCGAGGACAAACCCGCTATTTTTTTTACCGCGCAGGAAGTGAACGATAAGCTCAACCTTTCCCATTTTACGGAGAAGGTGCTGGAATTTTTTAAGATGGGGGATTCGGGGATAGAGTTCCGGGACTGGGATTCTGCTTTCAAATTTCTTGCGGACAAGGCGAAGGAACAGCAGTTTGTCCTGGCGTTTGACGAATTCCCGTATGCCTGCAACGCAAATAAAGGCCTTCGCTCCATATTGCAAAACGCCATCGACCACCAGTTTAAGGACAGCAAGCTTTTCCTGATCTTATGCGGCAGCCATGTGGCATTTATGGAGCGCAGTGTCCTGGGAAGCAAAAGCCCGTTGTTCGGACGCCGGACCATGCAGTTGTGTTTAACGGGATTTGATTATCTGGATGCGGCGCAAATGCTGGGGGGGGTTTCGGATGAAGATAAAATCCGTCTGTATGCCTGTGTAGGCGGGACGCCCCATTATCTGGCCCAGGTCAATCCAAAGCTTTCTTTTGAAGAGAATATTAAGCGGCTTTTCTTCCGGAGCTCCGGCTATCTGTACAGTGAACCGTTTATGCTGCTCCAGCAGGAATTGCGGGAACCGGCAGTCTATAATTCCATCATTTCTTCGGTGGCTGCCGGCGCCACACGGTTGAACGATATTGTGTTAAAAACCGGGGAGGAGAAGACCAAGGCGTCCCGATATATAAAAGTGCTGGTGGACATGAAAATCCTGGAGCGGATCACGCCCTTCGGAGAAAATGAGAGCCAGAGCCGGAAAAGTATTTATCAGGTCAGCGATTTCTGCTATCGTTTCTGGTACCGTTTTGTCTTTAACAACCAGGCGGAGATTGACGCCGGCATCGGCGGCCTGCTGGCAGATAAGGAAGTGTTCGGTGAAGCGCTTTCCTCCTTTATTGGGAAACCGGCCTTTGAGCAGATCTGCCTGCAGTATATGATGCGGCTGAACAGGGAGCAGAAGCTGCCGTTCCTTGCTACGTCCTTTGGCAGATGGTGGGGAAACGACAGCGTAAGGCGGGAAGAGACAGATCTGGACCTGGTTATGGGGGATAAGGCGGAGAAAAAGCTGATTGTTGGAGAATGCAAGTGGCGGAATGAAGCGGCCACCAAAGCAGATATTGAGAACTGGATGGGGAAGGACAACCTGCTCCCCGGTTATAAAGACCGATACTATGTATATTTCTCAAAAGGCGGCTATACGGAAGGAGCACAGGAACTGGTGAAACAGAACGTCCGCCTAAAGCTTCTGAAGGTGGAAGACCTGTTTCAGATGGGGGAGAAGCCGCTGTTTGAATAGAAAGGACGCGAAATGAAGATACAGGATGACAGATGTTCGATGGATATCCGGGTTGTGGGGTACCAGTTTCCGGACAGGGTGTCGGATAAGCGGGAAGCGACGGACTATGACGCCAACTGGCTCACGGTAAGCGTGAGATATATGGAACCGGATTTTACCGCTGAGTTTCAGGATCCCTGTGTGCTTACCTGGGAGGTACAGGAAGCGGCGGAAGCACTGAACCGCCTGATAGACGGCAAGATACAGGATTTCAGGACAGACTTTTTGGAACCCTTTCTGCGGATGGAAGCCGAGAAGGTTGAGGATGAGTTTTGGATGAGGGTCTGTTTTGTCTGTGAGGTGGACAAGGGTGAGCGGAAGGAGATTACCGCCGTACAAAGAATGGACAGAGAGCGTCTGGCGGAAATCCTGGATGAGGTTAAGGGGGTTGTGCAGCGCTTCCCAAAGCGGTAAAAAGCAGATATCAGCACCTATTCACATTCATAAAAGAATAGAGATAAAAGCAGGACGGATACGGTGGTATTCTTCCTCCATGCTTGACAGTGTTTTATTCCACTGTCTCTTATAGAGGGAGAATGTCATACAAAGCGCTGTCCTGCTTTTTTGCGTCCGGATAATTTTCTTGAAACCGGGCGGACGTTATCCCATAAATTCCTCCGTAAATTTTTCAACAAATAAAGGAGGAATTAAAGTGGTAAAAGAAAAAAAGATCTTAACGGAAATACTGCCAAAGTCGGCGCCGGTCTCACGGGAAGTGGTAGATGAATTTAAGCGGAAGCGAACAGATGGCAAGGTTATCTATGAAGAGTATACCAATCAAGGGATACTATTTTGTCTGAACTGCGAGCAGTCCTTTGCCGTAAATGAAATTGGGGACACACGTTGTCCTTTTTGTGGGAACAGCGGATTGAGAAAGGCGGAACGTCATCCCAATGATGCAACAAAAATCCGTACACTTGAGAAGATTGACGGTTTTCTTGTGATAAAGGATACGGTCGTAGAGTATCGGGAATCTGTTACAGATGGGGCCAAAATAAGTCGAAAAGAAATAGAAGCCATTGTGGCACAGGGGAGCGATGTAGCATTTTTTGAACGGTTGGATGATAATCAGAATAATGATGCGTCACACTGGGCGAGGAATCGGAATGTAAAAGTAAAACATTATTACAATTTTCGAAAGATAGAATGCCGCGAATATGACGCCTCTATATTGGAAGGCACTCCGTTTGCGGATGTCCAAAACAGTGTCCAATCTATGGAGATAACTTCGCTGTTCAACAGTGTGAAAAAGAAAACTCAGCAGGAACATACTGCTGTTGCAGAGTGCCCGGAATTTGATGAAGGATTAATAAATTACCCAAAAGAATTGTCAACGGTCTATTATGAAATATGTCAGAGAGAGGAGAGTCTTGACTCAAGTGGAGTTTTTCGCCGGTATCATTTTTGGTGTACGCATTGTGGAAAATATTCAACTGAGGTAAGTGTATCTCGCGCATATGTGGACAAACACTGTATGCATTGTGATAACCGTGATTATGCTCACATCACACTGCCTGGATTAAATTACTTGATCACGCCGCAGGAATTTGCAGACGGTACATTACTGCTTCGAGTAGATGAAGCATATTGCCGTGCCTATGCCAAAGAGCCCCTTTTGATAGGAGAAGCGTGTGAGGTCTACAGAGAAACCACTATTGATAAGACAGCATACCTGTATATCACGTTAGATGGACAGGCATACTGGTATAACAATGACCGGAAGCCTATTGAAAGGTTTGGGATTCTATTACATCGCTTAAAAAAGGAGAAAAATATCTTTGTATGCTCGGATGATCAGAAAGCAGTTATACTCCAAAACAAAGCGATGAGACGAACTGGATTTGTAGAATATGTCCAGCGGAATAATATCCTGAATTTGGACTATTTTAATGCAATGCAGAAAACGCCATATCTTGAAATATTCTCTAAAATGGGATTTGACAGCCTTATAGAGGACATCATTTATACAAGCACGGAAGAAATCCCGGCTTTTCTTAAAAAAAAGTCTTCAAGCAGCCTTTTTAAAAAATTGGGGAAATTACAGGTACAGGAACTGCTGGAATGTGGTTGCAGCCTTAAACAGTTTGAAAACTATATGCAGATTGTTAAGCTGGATTCGAATGCGATGTTCCGGGATGTAGAGTGGATTTCCTCCAGATCGCATATACGTCATATTTCAAGGATCTTGCGTCTGGGTATTCCAAATATGACTGTAAAGAAAATACGGGAGTATCTGGAACAGGTTGATGATGCCCAATGCTGTCCACCACATGAGAGCGCCCAGCTTTGGGCAGATTACCTGCAGATGCTCAAGATACTGGAATGTGATTTGAGCGACCGTACAGTGATTTATCCCAATTCCTTGAAAAGAGAGCACGATAAGGCGTCCCGTAAGGCTTCCCAGGTACAGGACGAGCGGATGGCGAAAAAATTCCGGGAAAGAGCGGAAGACAATGAGTGGTGTATATGGGAAAACGATATATTCAAAGTGGTAGTCCCTCATGAAGTGACGGAACTATATGAGGAGGGGAGGAAACTGCATCACTGTGTCGGCAGTTATGGCCGGATGGTATCTGACGGAAAGTGTGTCGTTGCGTTTATTCGCCGGAAAGGCGAAGAAGACATTCCCCTTTGCACAGTAGAAATCTGTAAAAAAGAAATTGTACAGGCGCGAGGAATGTGCAACAAATCGGCAGACCAGATGCCAAAGGTAAGGAGCTTTATAAAACAGTGGGCGAAAGAGAAAGGTTTAACATATGAAGCGGCGTAAGGCCAATACTGAAAAGCCCGTTACGGAGTTTTCTTGACAAACGGTTGCGGCATGGCTATGCTTTCCGGAAAAGGAGGCGGCGGTATGCGAAAAAAAAGAGCGAGATGTTTTCTGTGCCTGTTCCTTCTCCTGCTGCTCTTAAGCGGTTGCGGCAACAAGGTGCCGAAAGTAATAAAAAACCCCAATACGGAATTTGTGACGTTGGAGGCGTATGGGGAGAAGGATTATGTGGTGCCGGAGAATTACGAGCATATCAGAGACAACATCTATGCGGTTGTCAAGGACGGGCTTATTGTGGAGTACAAGAAAATCGTGCTCCAGAGCGGCCAATATGTATGGCTTGACTGCGAGGCAGAAGAGATCATGAAATAAGGCGGCAGCGAATCTACCGGAATGGTACGGTTCGCTGCCGCCTTATTTTTTCCTTGGACAATATGGGCAGTAAGGCCTTTTGCGCCTGGCCCGGTCCTGTATGACGCTTTGATATTCAGTCCCGCAATTTTGGCAGATAAACCAAGCCGTTTTTGTGGACGAGGGGGATACTTCATAAGGGGTAAAGGTGTTTTTGCTCGGGTGCCATTCCGCAGCCGCATCCGGATACTGCATACCGAAAGAACTGCAGATAGGACAGCCTTTATGCCGCCGGATCCGTTCCGCAGGAGAGGCAGTAAAAGAATGCCCCCTGGGACAAATCCAATGGTATTGCACATTGCTCATAAAGCGGACGGAGGAGGGGGCGATGTTTCCATTCCGTTTTGTATCCCATTCTGTCAGCAGTTCCGGATGGAGTGTAAACAGCGCATTTGCTTCGTTTTTGCAGAAGGGGCAGGGAGCTGCCGCGTGAATCTGCGCCGCAATGCTGCGTTTCCATATATGTCCCTTATCGCATTCCCACAAAACCGGCTTTGAATAAGCGGGACTGATCTCGGTGGGTAAAACCGGATTTTTCTTTGACCAGAGTCTGGCCACCTCCGGGTAGTTTTGCGCAAAAGAACCTTCCTGTCTCTTGCCGCAGGTTTTGCAGTATCCCCTGCGCAGGCGGTTATATGGGCTTTCCGTTTCCGTATGCCCGTATGCACAGCGCCAGGTTACATTTTTCCGGGATGTATACCCAATCTCTTCTGCGGAAAGCGGGTTGTCCGCAGCATATTCAGCAAGCAGGTCCTCCCGGTGTATCTGCCGGCAGTGGACGGCAAGGCTTACGATTTTTGGCATACGCTTTCCTCACGTTGAAGTGCAAGAACTCCGAACAGGCAGAATGCCTCCATGGCAAAATACAGCGGCGTCATGGAACTCTGTCCGAAGAAGCCGATCAGATTATAGATGCCGATAAAGGCAAGCGCCAGTAAGATTATGTATTTAAAGAACCGTTTCATAAAAATATCCTCCTGTATTATTACTTTTATTATATCATAAAATTTATAAAATGTCAATACAGGTAAAATGAAAAATACTGAAAGGTCAGGCGCCCTTCAGTATTTTTTCCTCGATAGGCCAGATGCCTTCTTCGGCTAACATCTCTTTTAAATCCCGTTTTCTCGCTGCCATTTCTTCGTGATAGGTCCGTTTGTTCAGCACAGCTTTGTACAGCAGATCTTCCCATAGTTTTACCAGTTCTATCGTGAAGCTGCATTGGTCCATACGGTTGTCCCGATAGCATTCGGCAATATATTTCTTGGATTCAAACCAGCGGGTCCGTGTGATCGCGCAGATGACCCAGTCGTGCTCCTGTGGGTCCTTCAGCGCCAGATTCCGGAAATAGATTTTTTGATACTGGACCGGCCAGTATTCGATACAATCGTCTTCAAATTCAAAGGTATCAAATTCGACCGGGATTTCAAAGTACTCTTTTCCCGCGTTCAGAAGCTGGTACTCTTCAGCAGAAAGCGGGTCTTTTTTGCGGATAGATGGCCTTCTGTTCGAGTCCACTTCCACACTTTCACGAAAGATGCCGAAGGTAGAAACAATGGCTTCCAGCAGTTCATTCATATCAGAAAGAGGAATTTCCATATACCCGGATGCCAGCTTCAGCACATCACCGCCTGTCTGGCAGGACTCACAGTAAAAGGTGTTGGTATCACGATAGACCCGGCAGGAACCCAGGTGCTTGTCGTTGTGAAATGGACAAAGAATGAGGGGCTGACGGGGACGCTCATTGATCGCGCCTGAAAAAGCATGAGCGACATCCATAATGTCAAGAACTTCTTTGACCTTTTCTTTCGAAATCGGTTTTTGTTTGGGAATGACGGTAGATTTCATTTGAACGCCTCCTTTATTTCTGAATCTGTTTACAGGCAGACTAATAGGACAGGAGGCGGAATATTTCAAGAAATATGCGCCGATGATTTGCCGGAGCAGTTCGATTCCAATGACAGCAGCGACAGTAAAAGTGGGGCAATAAGTGGGGTAAAAACTGGGGTAATAAGTGGGGTAAAAAGTGGGACGGATTACCCCACTTTTGCCCTTATGGGGAACAGGGAAGAGAGCGCCCGGGAGAAATTTCCAGCATGAATTTTGTGGTCAAACCGGGTGGATTTTGCTTGTGCATTTTCGATTTTAAAAACGCTTCCCCTTTAGGATTCGTGATAGACATTTTTATCAAAAAAGGGGGTGCAGGGGGGTTAAAGAAGTCAGCCGGAGGGTAAAAGCGGGTTGGAACCCGAAAAAAATCGTTCTGCACCTATGATTTACAGTCCTGAATGACTTTCTACTCCCAAAACCTAAGAGATGATTTTTCTTCCGGAATGATAAGAGTTCGGAAGCTTTTTTGAGATGATTTTTCCATTTCGGAAGGCCGACTTTCTTTCAAAAAATCAGGCAAAAAGTGGGGGATTGAAATCTGGGGTAGAACAGACGCTTTTTTGCCTGAAAGATTCCTTTTGGAATGACAGGAAAAATGATTTTCACTCCGATATGACAAGAGGAAAATCCCCCCTGCTTCCGAAAAGAGGGAGCAGGGCCAGTCATAGGAGAGAGGCAGTCATGTCGGAAGGGGCCCCGATCATTCCGAAGGGAGAGTGTGCTAATCATTCCGAAACGAGAGCCTCTCGTCATTCCGAAAAGAGGGATAAATCAAAAACAAATCTAAGAGAAATCTAATTTTCTTTCGGATATGAGAGTCATCTATCTTCATTCCGAAATGAGAAGTCCTCCCGTTCATTCCGAAACGAGAGGTGGGCGGATAAATCCGCGGCAAATCCATAACAAATCTGATTTTCCTTCCGAAATGACAGTCCGATGACCGTCATTCCGAAAGGAGAGCGTTGCCTTTGCCCAATGACTGTCATTGGAAAACGGCCCCCTCATTCCGAAAGGAACGGACAGCGACCGTCATTTAAAAACGAACGCCATACGAATCTGAAAAGAACTGTAATAAATCTGTTATGACTTTCATTCCGAAATGAGCCGTCATCTATCATAGCGAAATGAATGTCATGAAAAAATGGGGAGCGGGCGGTTTGAAAAAGTCCAGTCATTTAGAAATGGCAGCCGCCCGCGGTTCCCGATAGGAACAGGCAGCCTCTGGACGGCGGAGCGGGTATGATTTTTTTCTTGAAAAGAGAAGTGTCGTGCTGCCATATTGTGCTCGCCAATTTTAATCAAACAAAGGAGGAATACAAATGCGTAGCAAAAAGCTGTGTTTCAGAAAGGAGGAGCGGGCGGATGAATAACTTAACACTGCTCCAGCAGATCCGTGGCAGCATGAGAAATCCGGAACCGCTAAGCGAAGAGAATTTCTGCAAGGTGGCGGAACCCGGCCTGACATTTGCGGAAGCAAAAAAAGCCTGCGCGGCAGCAGGCGTTGACATCGGCAAGATCCTTGTGGATCTCCAGCGGACTGTCTGCAATATCTACTATGCCGATTATGAGAGCGGGGTCTATTTTGTCGTAGAGCTTACCCAAAAGCTGCTTCCGGACGGCGGTCCGGTTTTCAAGGCCTATACCATGGCGCAGAAAAGAGCCCGATATTTAAAGGAGCGGGACTGGTCCAACTACTACTTGATCGCAGTGCCCGCGCCGCTCCAAATCTGGGATTTCCAGAAGCGGTATCGAGAGATTGAGCCGGAGCGGGTCTTTGAAATCTGGAGCGGCATTTACCAGAAGCTCGATTATGCCAATGGCCAGTGGAAACCGGAAGTGTTGAATTATGTGTTCAGCTAAGCACCGGAGGTAAAAGGGCTGCCTGTCAATGAAAATGGGAAAGTGACGGTGTACAGAGGAAACGGGACGCTTTCCATACCGCCGGACGAGGCGTTTTCCTGGTCCACCAACCGAATCAACGCGCTATGGTTTGCCAATCGCAGCGGTACCGGACAGGCGGTGTACGAAGGCGAAGTGGCGCCGGAAAAAGTGGTTGCCTATTTCGAAGGGTTCCAGAATGAAAATGAGATATTGGTCCGGCCACACATGGTGGAGAACATCCGGGCGTTGGATCTGATCCCGGTGAGCCAAAAGGAGATGGTCAGGATGCTGATGCCAACCTTGCCGGAACTGATCCGGTATGGCCGGTATGCTTCAGAACTGGGGTATCCGTCGGAAAGCGTGTTTGAATTTCACGGGAAAAAGCATATCCTGCGTGTGCTGCTGCTCGGGTTGATCTACTTCTATAACGGCGAGCCGACGCTGAATCTGCTGGACAAAAAGATCCTGATATACTTTGCGCTGCTCCATGATCTGGGCAGGACGAACGACGAGAAGGATGACGCCCACGGCGTAAAGTCGGTCCGGCGCATCATCAAGGAGCACATTGACATTCCGGAACTGCAAATCGGGCGCCGGGGAAGAGAAGTGGCACAATTTATCATTCGCTACCACAGCCTGCCGGACGAAGCGGGCTATCAGGCGATCCGGAAAAACAGCAGGATATCCCGGGAAGAGGCGGAACACTTAAAGCTGCTCTATGAGATCTGCAAGGATATCGACGGTCTCGACAGGGTGCGCTTCAACGGGCTGGACCTGGAACAGCTCCGCACGCCCTATGCCAGAAGGCTGGCTCTCGTTGCAGGGGCTCTTTTGCAGGAGGAGATTGAACAAGTTGTGGAATCCCATTAAAGGCGCACATATGAAGATCCAGCGGCTAAAGAACTCAGAAAGAAAAGAGGATGAAAGATGAGTAAGACCCCCTATTTTCCGCCTTTATACAGAGAAGTGGACTGCGGCCAATGCGAGATTGCCGCGAAATGCCGAAATTACGGGAAGTCGCAAAGAAACCGGCGTGACTTCTCGGTTTTATCCGGAAGGTGCCCCCGCCTTCCGGATAAACGCGGTTTCGTAGAAAAAGGGGAAAGAGAGCGATATGTCTCTGTTTTCCCGCTTGTTCACGCTGAAAGAGGCGATGAAGAGGAGGAAGACCTGGAATTGACGCTGCGCTTACCGGGTGAAAAGCGCAACCGCAAGGTGTATCAGACGAAGAGCGGATACTGGTACTACAAAACAAAGAATGAAAACGGGGACCCCGAGAGGATTGTCCTGCAAATCGAAGGGTACCGGACCAAAGCAGATATTCTTTGGCATATGAACGACCAGAGTACCGACTACTGCCTGTTTCGGTGCGATGTGATGGATTACTGTGTGTAAGAACATTTTATTGTATGGGTAGAAAGGGTTGAGAGTATGAATCAGAAAAAAAGAGAAGAGAAAAACGGCATATGGTTGAAGAGGCTTGGGCCGATTGGCCTTTGCCAGGTTCAGGAGGTCGAAGAACTGCAAAAAGAACTGAGCGAGGCGGAATGCAAAATCAAGCTGCTTCAGTCGGAACAGGAAGAACTCCAAAGAAAAAATCGGAAGGCTCATGAAGTAAGCACTGACAAAATAAAGCGGCTGCTTTTGCAGGCAAAAGAAACAGATTTTGAAAAGCTGGAGGGCGAAGAACTTTTTAAGGCGTGCTGTTTTCCGGTCAATGAAAATCCGGAGACGGGGAAATGGTGTGTTTCCATGAATATCTGTTCTATGGGCGGCTGCGAATTTAACGACTATGAGTTCGCCGCCAGGCGGGACGCCTTTGAGTTTGGGTATATCCTGACCCAGCTTGGAGCCAAACCGGAGATGGGCAGCGCATGCCCCGACTGTTATGCGGAGTATATCAAAGAGTGTATTTAAAGGGTGTGCATAGCGGGAAACGTCGTTGTCCTGGCAAGGCTGCGCCCCGATATCGTAAAGCTGCAGGACAGCATGGAGACCCCATGCTGCCCTATTTTTTTGTTCGGGGATGTGGAAATGGCTGCTTTCCGAGCCGTTTTTCTTGACAAATGAAAACGGCTGAAACAATATGCCCAGCAAAAAGAAAGGCGGGATTCAAATGTCATATATACGGAGCATGATCGAGTGCCTGGAAAGCAACCGTATGCTGCTGCAGGAAGAACTGGAACATCTGGAGCACTATCCGGAGCTGACCGGGACGGTGATCACAAAGCTGGTGCGCTGCAGCCGTCCCAACTGCGCCGCTTGCGCAGCCGGGTATTTCCATGGGCCAAACGCCTACTATCAGTATTATGAGGACGGGCAGCTAAAAGAAAAATATCTCGGCAAAAAGGTCCGGGAGGAGTATATCTGGAAAACAGAAGCCAACAAAAAATACGACGCGGTCGCCGCGGAAATCCGGACGCTGGAAGAGGAGATCGCGCAGCTGGAGGCGCTGCTCCCGCAAAAAGGCAGGGAAAAGGGATGAGGCGGGAGGTACCATGGTCCCGCATCAAGCGGAAGGATGTGACGAGTGAGCCGGTCTATGATACGTACCGCCCTAAGCGGTGGATGAAAATAGGCGCGGGTTTTCTGGGAATGGCGGTGCTGATGGGAAGCCTTACGATATTCCGGATCCCAGAGCGGCTCGGGCTGCTTGGCGAGCCGGCAGAGCAGCAGGTGGAAGTCTTTCTGCAGCTGACGCCCAAATACAAAAATGTGGTCGACCAGCTGCTGGACAGCGAACAGGACCTTGACTGGGACGGGGACGGCCTGGATAACGGAGCGGATCCCCATCCGTGGGAGATTGATTTTGACCGCAACGGGATTCCGGACGGCGCCGAGGCAGTAAGCTTTGTGGAGGGAGAGCTGCCGGTCCGGTACGAAAACATACAAGGGATTGTGAGCAGTTCCAAGGCGGGATTTACTTCGTTTCGCGGGAAGTACATCTTCCGTTCCTATGGGGGATGGGTAAGCATTTCAGAAGAGACGGGGGTCCCATACGTAAATACGGGCGGCGGATGGAGAAAAGCGGAGCATGAATACATCGATGCGGTCTGCTATGTCCGGGTTCCGGGAGACTGCGCCATTGTGTTTTCAGATTCCGGCACGCCCAAGGACCGGGAGGTGGTGCTTCCGGCTGAAGCGGCCGCCTGCGAGACGTACCCGGAAGCGCGGTACGGCGGTGCGGTCAATGCGCCTCTTTTCCTGTTGTCTGGGATCTATTCTCAGATTGACAGCGGGAAAACGGTTCAGGTCAATATCCTGACAGACGGCGGGGAACAGCAGCTTTTAATCTATGGGTATGACGCGGCCGGAAATCTGCTTGCTGCGGACGTAGAGTCATTTGCAGAAAACGGGACGGTGCAGATCACTGTGCAGGCGCAGCTGTTTTATTCAAAAGGGCAGGTCACGATGCGGACCTGGTTTGATTTTTCCTGGGGATCCCTTTCCTCTTCGGAGGGCGACGTATTGACGGCGTTTTTATAGGGTGCCGAACCAGCGGTCTCTTTGCCACAGAGAAAAATTCTTGAAAAATAAGGCGGCGCTGTTTACATTCCTTCTGCATTTTGTAATTTAGCTAAGGAGGAATGAGCAATGAGTACAAATCTGAAAAAGAGCAGCGCCACGCAGTCACGGAAACGGGATGGCCCTAAGGAGCGGCTGAAGCAAACGGTGAAGGACTGCCTGGAACGGTATCAGCATTGGCAGAAGCTTTATGAGGATGGCGGAAGCGATCCGTTCTACACGGATGGCGCCAATCTGGCCCTGGTCCGAAACCACATCATTTATTACAAGAAACAGATGGAGGAGGTCTGTCTGGCCCTTGCGTGCGAACTTCCGGACGTCTATTTCCGGGCATTGCCCCCGGAAGTGCCGGCGGGGTACATGGCAAAACCGGATGAGATCCGGCAGGCTGCCCGGGAGACCCTGGCTGCGTATGAGAAAGATGAGGATTACCTCGCCCTGTTACGGGTGGGGAAGCAGCTCAGCCCAAAGCAGAAGGAGAAAACAGGGTACCTCGCCGTCATGGGCTATGTCACGAGATTAAAAAGCGCACTGGAAAGCGACGATCTGGTCACCCTGCGTCTGTACCGAAGGACTGATGTGTACGCGGACGCCATTAAGGAGTGCAGGAAGCGGGTAGACGTTCTGGAACTGGAGCCGTATCAAATGACCCTGTTCGACATTGCGTAAAGGAGAGGAAAGGAAAAATGAACCAACAGCTTAACAACATAACCCCGAAGGAGTTGAAACTTCTCTTCCGTCTGGACGGGAACGATCCCTGCCGGGAACATCTGATTGGCTATGTGCGGGGAGATTTTGGGAAAAGCGGCAATGAGTTTTATACGACGTGGTTCCCGGAGGATGACAGCAAAAAGACAGAGAGATTCCGGGAAACCCTCGACCAGGTCATCAATGCGTTCCGCGAGGACCCCCACACGCCGGTTTTACGGAGTTTCCAGGACATGGCGGCCTATTGCAGAGAAAATCCGCAGAAACAGATACTTTACCGTTACAGCGAGTCAACGGATTATGCGGGGAAAGTAGAGACTTCGGGATTCAGATTTTATATCCGCCTCATCGTAAGGCGGAACGACTACAATTTCTACGTCTTTGCATATGAGGCGGCAGTGGATGAGGCGCTGGAAGGCGCAGCGGAAAAGGAAGAGAAACCTGTATAAGAAAAATTGGAAGGAGACGATCAGGATGAGCAGAATTGAAACGGAAATTTGGGAGCCCCACCCGGAGAAAAAGGGTATGGTGCGATATGTCGGGCAGCGGAAGACAGGGGACGTCTTTCGGGATGTAAAAATGTTCTTAAAAGAAGAAAATCTGTGCCCGGAGGATTATCTGAAGCTATCGTTTGGCTTCGAGAGCCGGTATGAGGAATTTCCCAAGATGCTGGATATCCGGTGCTACGCACAATGGGGCGGCAATGAAGGAATTTATCTGCAAGCGGATCTGCTTATTCAAAATAAGTACAACGGCAGGCGGGAGCAGGTACCTTTCCTGACCGGAAAGACCCTGGAGGAAACCGCGGAAGCCTATGACCGGATGCAGTACATTGCGGGGCAGATCTATATGGCGTTCATGGGAGAGCATATGACCAGTTCCCGGTACATGATTATGTCCGACGGCACAAAGACGGAAACCATCACCTATGACGTGCTCACCAAAAAGCTGGAGAGGGAATGCCGGAATATGCTGCGGAAACGGCTGCTTCATAGCGAGGAACCGCTTGCAAAAATCTCCGGGGAGCTTGGTCTTGTCCTGCAGATACTGGACGTGCTTCAGGAGCCTTCGGTCTTTGAGAGTTTATCCATGGAGAAGCGGAAAGAGCTTTACGAAACGGAAGATATCCTGCAGCGCCTGTATCATCTGGCGGAACACCTGTGTATAGCCAACCGGTATGAAATTGACGATCTCATCGCGTCGGCGGAAACCCTGTTGAAAGAACCCGGGGAGAAACCGGACCTTTCGCTGGAGCTGCCGGAAAACGCCTATTATGGCTTTACCTGTTTTTCCAGAATGAGTTATCGGGATATACCGAGAGCCGATATCATAGATGAGATTGTCTTCGGTATCTATGTGCGGAATGACGGCTGCATCTCGGAGGCTACAATTGGATGGGAAAAGCTTGGCGGAAAACCGGTACTGTATGTTAAGGCGTATGACGATGGCCTGCAGGCGGCCTATTCCCAGAAGTTCCTCGCCGTAGTAAGGGCGATAAGGGAAAGCGACGCCCTTACGCCGAAAGATGTTTCCAGGCTGCTGATCTGCGAGGGGTTTGAGGACTGCTCCGACGAACCTCTGAGTGAGTAAACAGAGACCGAAATCGGTACGCACTGAAAAACGGAGCGGTTTTTGAAACTGGACAGCAAAAAAGATCTCCACAGATTTCCGGAAGGAAGTCTGCGGAGATTTTTCTTTTTAGCCGAGCAATTTATTCAGTTGCTGCAGAAAGCTTGCAGGCTGCCATTGGTTTTCGGTTTCCCGATAGAAGCAATGTCCCAAATACCGCCATGTACCATCAGATTCGGCGAAGGTGAGATAAGTTGCCTTGAAAACACCGTTTTTGTCCGGCAGGTGCTCCAGTGCTTCTCCTACCTGTAGATACCCAGCCTCCATATATGCCGGCGGAAGGATGCCGAGAAAATTGCTGTAGATTGCTTTATCTACGATATCGCCCGGGAGGGCGTACCAATCAAAGTCCGGCATACCGGATTTGGTCCATTCCTCTAAAGTTTTAGGTCTTCCATTGTTTCTGTATCCGCCGGATGCCAGATAAAAACACGAGAGCGCTGCGTAAAACTGGGCGGGAGAGAGGGTGATAAACTCATTGTTCTGGTTCCGGTATTGTTTCACGCCAGCCAGGAGGCTGTCTATGCGGATCGAAATGAAATCCTCTCTGTTGTCTCGCAGCCAAATAAAGCCATTGTCTTCTACTGCTTGGAAGTTTGTCCAAATAGGTCCGGTCTCCGTATCGGAAAAACGGATGGGAATAAATCCGAAGGAATCACAGAAGAGGGGAAGCTCGTTCCCGTCCCAGGTGTAGACGATCACATCACCGACCGAAAGGCTCCGGGTCCGGTAGTCATCGGGATGGTCTACATTGAGCAGATAAAATAGTTCCTCCGGATTAATGTCAGTACAGCTGCCCTCATAGGTAAGGGAATAAAGCTCTCGCGGCGGCGGAAAGCGCAGCCCGAGTTCATCTAAAAATTCCTGTCCCATAAACGCATATCTTTCGGTGTCTTTGTCCAGGTCAATCTGATAGAGCTTATAATTCATCGTTTAATCCTCCTGTTCGTACGCAGCTACCAGTTTTTTAATCCAGTCGCAGCTTTCCGCATATGTCATTGCCCGTTTCTTTTCTGCCTCCGTTCGGATCCCACGCACCTTTTCATTCAGAAACAGGTGTGCGAAAGTACCTGGTTTAATATCCAGAATGTACATCGCACAGTAAACCAGGTAATCGTCGCCGAACTCATACTTTGGAATTTCCTTGCTCATTGAAAGTCCTCCTTTATTTATGAATTTGTGCAGGAACAATGTAGAGAAGAGGCTTCGTTTTTGCAAGAAAAACAGACTTGGATTTTCTTGAAATTTACCGGCTCCTTGTATAGATTGTCAGCACCAAAATTTTATAGATAAAGGAGCAGTTGATCATGGAAACAAAGCAAAATGACACGGGCAAGATGTCACGAACACAGAAGGTCATTGTGGTGGTCACAGCAGTTACTCTGGCGGTTATCCTCATCCTCATGTTTACCACAAGGTTCATGGGAAGCGGAAACACATATCCGATAGGCGACAGCCAGGAGAACAGCAGCACACAGACTACTTCCCCTTCGGAATCCCCAGAGGAAACGGAACCGGATGCTCTTTCAGAGACGGATCAGCCGGAAAGCGGGCTGTCTTTCGGCAGTGTTCCCAACACTCCGGCAGTTCCTGAACTACCAGGCGATCTTTCTCCGGAACTTCCGTCCGGGACAGGGAATACGACCCCAACAGTACCGGACCATACAGAAGAGGAACCTTCTTCTGAGCCACAGCAGCCGGAAACTCCATCGGAGGAGCCTCCGGAACCGGAAGGGGGAAATACGGAAACGCCGCCGGAAGAACCGGAAGAATCGGAGCCGTCCGAGGAACAGCCAGGGAATTGGTTTGATGGGGCGTCGGTATCCCTGACAGACATAAATGAGTCTGCCGTAAGCTTTCAGATTGGAAGCGAAACAGTGACGATCCCTGTACAGACTACGATATTCAACGGGAGAGTAACGAAATCAGGGGTTCTGTCCGATTCCCTGCAAGGTTACTCCATTGGAGCGTCGGTAATGCTCTATTACCCGGAAGGCAGTTCTTTAAACGGAATTACACTTTCCGGAGCCTATGTCAAGGCGGATTCGAGCCGGCTGACAGTCAGCGGAGACTACAACGGGGATGGCAGCAAAATTGTGTTTCGGTTAAATGGAGTAAAACTCCCATAAGAGAAAGGATGGAACAGAATGGAAAATAAGACTTATGTGCTGAACAGGGAGACTGGAAAGATTGAGCTGTATTTCGAGAAATCGGAATACGATGCGCTGTCGGACGACCAGAGGGGAAGCCTGCGCAGCGGATACCTCTGGTCAAGAGCAAAGAAGGCATGGGTGAGCCGCGCTAAATTTCCTAACCTTTACGGGGCGAAACGGGTTGCCCAGGAACTCGGTTTTACTGAGGAAGAAAGAGTAGGAGAGCGCCTTACCTATGAGGAACAGCTGGAGCGGAAGAAAGAACGGGCAGAGGCCAGAGCGGAGCGCTATGAAGGATATGCGGAAAATGCCCAGAAGCGAGCCAAAACCCTGACCAAGGAATTTGAGCATTTCAGCAAAGATATCGCGTTTGTCACGCAGCCCATCATCCCGGGACATGCCGGGTCCGAGGCATTTGCGAGACGCCGACGGCAGATTGCGGAACGGTTTGAAAAGGGGATGCAGGAATACCGCAAGAGTGATTACTTCAAAGAGAGGGCGAAAATTGCAAGGGAAACCGCAGAAAGCGCCGAACTCAGCAATCCATCCTATCTGAATAACCGTATTAAAGAATGCACGGCATCCATACGCAAGCTTCAGAAAAATCTTGACGCATACGATGAGATCCTCAACAAACTGAAAGCCCCGGATGATGGGAATACTACCTACAAAGGCAGGTATTCGGAGGAGCAGGTGCAGAAGTGGCAGGAGGATACGCTGGAAAGGATAGAGATTCAAGTTGATAAGCTCGGATTTTTCCAGAATTGCATGGATGAGATCGGCGGGTATCGGTTCAGTCAAGAAAACATAAAGCCCGGATATCTTGTTAAAATGCGTGGATATGGGAAATATAAGATATTGAAGGCGAATCCGACCACGGTTTATGCCAGATCAGAGACAACAGATATGGTCCACTCCTTTTACTATGCGGACATTGAAAGCATTATTTCCGACCAGGCGGAAACGCCGAGGGAAGATACGGAACTGCACCCATATGAAAAAGATGATATACTGGTCTGGGATCCGCATGGCTCAGGACGTTATCTGGCGGCCTACCAGGTTGTTGCTGTTACGGAAAAGACAGTTCAAATGCGGGAAATCAAGTTTGATTCCGATGGACAACCTGAAAAAAACAACTTTAAAAAAGAGGCAAGGGTCATTCGTCGCAAACCATATATCAATCTTATCACCAATCAGTGGGGAATTTGTGGTGCCGGGCAAAGAATATTGAGAAAACTTGCAAAGAAAGAGGATGATGAAAATGCGGAATCAGATATTTAATTATTCCATATCAGCTTCGTCTATTTCAAGCAGTCAGATCGCGCCTGAAAAAATCCAGGCGGCGTTGGAAAAGACTGGACTGCAGCATATTCTGGTGGAGTGCTTGCTGGACTTTGAGGCTACGGTGGAGACCTATCCGGATAAAGAGATAGCGGGATTTGCCAGACGCTGCGAAACATGGCTTCTGAATCGTGGCTCAGACGATATGGCGCAAAAATTAGCCGAGAGCTGCAGGGAGTGCGGAAGTGATAATCCCAAAAAGATTGCGAGAGCTATGTATGAGAAAGTATGCGGCCATGGCATGACTTCCTTTGAAGCAGCTGAAGCGGTTTGTAACTGTATCGCCCAGAACGCAGATAGCAAAAGCATATAGGCGTTGTAATTGCGCAAAAAAGGTTAAGACAGATACTGCTCCATCATCAAATTTTTTTGATGGGGCACCTCCCTCATTTTATCTGCAAGAAAACAGGAAGTGATCCGCAAATGTAGCGAGATTGCTTCCTGTTTTCTTGCAGCTCTTTTTCGTTTTATATTCGAATTTCACAGGCAAGATCAAATATTGAAAGCCTACTTTTTGGGGGATCGCAATCTGAACAATCTTTTATTTTTAGAAGTTCCTGATTTCTCAAATTCGTAGCCCGGCAGCCGAATAGGATGATTATCAAGATTAAACTTTACGAGTTTGACGATTGATAAATTTTGCTGGTTATGATAAAATTTTTATACATATATTTAGCTAGTATTTAAACTTGTCTATGATGGTCATTTAGTAACAGCTTTTCGAGAAGTAGAAAACTCAATTCAGGAGGGGCTATATGAAACGATACATAAGCATATTGCTATTGGCGGCTTTTTGCTTTTTATTGTCTGGCTGTAGCAGTAACCGGTCGGTTGAAGTGGAACGGCCGGAAGAAATGCCGGATATGTGCCAAATCGGGAAAATGGAATTCGCTCTGCCTACAAACTGCACCTATTATGGAGAAGCGGAAGTGGAGGGTAGCGAAACCATTTACCTGTATATGGAGGATTATCAGGTAGTGGTGTCCTCTGACCCATTTTCGCATGATATTTCTCTGACAGACATGGACGAGGCTACTTTAGAGCTGTATATAGGATCCTTGTCGGAGGGAAGCTATCAGATTGCGGGCTGTCAGGCGGCAGTGGTGGGGAAATATCCTTATCTGCTTTTAGCCTATCACGATGAGGCGCTGGAAACTGACTACAGCGTGTACCATACCATTATTGACGGGCAGGTTTATACCTTTGTTGGATATCGGGAAGGAGAGGAACCGGTCAGCGAGCAGGAACAGGAATTTTTATATGAGCTGGTTTCTACCATGACTGAAGCGCCGGAGGAGGACGAAGCATGAGAAAATGGAAATTAAGATGGTTTTCTGTTGTTTTGGCTGCCGTGCTCATGGCATCTGTTGTTCCGAATTCCTTACGGGTCTATGCCGCAGAAGAAGGTGAACTGACGCAATACTGTTTTTTGTATATTCAGAATCCAAATTCGACAAATTTGATGCGGGAGAATCAGCAATGGAGAGATTACAGGGTCTGCAATTACGCATATAATTTGGGTAACGGCTGGTTTTTTGCTTTTAATATTGGGTGGTTGTTTCCCAGTGAAAATATGGAGGGAGACGGCCTTGTAGATACCATCCGTCAATCTATTGAAAAAAAGGTAGTCCCGGATGAACTTTTGGAGGCAAGAGGTGCGTATGGGAGCGGACCCTATGCGCATCCCGGCATGCATGATCCGGAGCAGTTTCCGCCTGTATTCTGGTATAGAGGGAAGACGGTGCCGCCTGAAGAAATGAAAGATACCGCTCTTTCGGCTCAAAGTCTCAATAAAATTGGATATCCCGTTATTGAGGCGGACGGATCGAATGTTTTTTTGGAGGAAAAAGCTCGTGTGGAGGAAGCATATGGCGCGATATGGCCCAATGGAATAGAATATTCCGGAGAAGTTCGGACTTACGAGACTGTAGTAACGGTTCCCCAGGGTGCTGCGGCACATTGTATTGCCTATAGCAATGAGGACGACTTGCAGACAGTAAACGGGAGTTTAAATCCCACTTATACCTATGACGAATATGTAGAAGCCTTCGGGGAAGAGCCGCCCCTGCCGCCCGGTTGGGAATACGAAAAAGAAGATAAAAAGGAACTGGCGGCCCTGCTCAGGGACATCGGCGTAAATTATTATCCTTACTCCCGTTCCTTTACGGAGGACAGCTGGAAGCCTTTGGAGACAGCCTTTTATGCCGGTATCGACGTGTATAATAATGCCAATGCCACAGGAGAGGATATTGCCGAAGCGGTTTACAACATCAAATATTACCGGACGCTGCTGCAGCTAAAGCCGGGCGAAAAGAGCCTTGACCAGCAGCGCCGGGAAAAGGCGATAAAGGACTTTTGGGATATGATGACCAAGGCCATTGATAATTTCCGCAAGGTAAAGGACGCTGCGGAATATGTGCCGGACGACCGGGTAGAGGATTGGGTTGATAAGGCAAATAAGGTAACGGATAAATTTGATAAGGCGGAAACGGTAGTAAAGGGCGGATATGACGCCTACGAGTGGTTCGACGCATTAAACCGGGCGTCGAAGACCCAGACCAGCGGCCAGGTAAACGAAGGGATCTATGATATTATCCGAAAGACAAATGAGATTATCATGACCCCGTTCGGAAAAGGAGCTCAGGATTTTGCCGGAGAGGGCGGCGTTACGGTGGCGAAGGGGATCAGCGGAAAGGCTCATACAAGCAAAGTGGCTGATGGATATACTCAGGCGGGCCAGTATGATGAGGCAATCAAGAGTATGGTTCCCCCGGCCTTGAGGCAAAACGGCGGCAGATAA